ACGGGTGGGATCGGGACTGGAGTGAAGGCTGCGCATCTGTGGCTGAATCAGGATTTTGGCAAGATAAACTGTCTAAGTCCCATCCTAGTTGGAATGATGTACTTAAAAAAGCAAAGAAATCAGGCGGCATGAACGCAAGAATGGAAACTTTATGACAAGATCACGCGCTCACCGTAAATCCAGGCAACAAGCAAACATCCCGCTAAACAAGAAAAAAGAACAATCTCCATTAATAACTCTTGATCATCTAGTCGAACTGCAACCATTGACGAAAAATCAAGAGAGACTTTTTGATTTTTATGATGAAGGTAAAAACATCGTGGCTCATGGATACCCTGGTACTGGTAAGAGTCTTTGTCTTCTTTACAAGGCCCTAGAAGAAGTCCTGGATCCATCAACTCCTTATAAAAAGGTAATTGTCGTAAGATCAACTGTTGCAACCCGCGACATTGGATTTCTCCCTGGATCAATTTCTGAAAAAATTGCGGAATTTGAAGTACCTTATAAGTACATGATTAAAAATCTTTTTGATTTTAATTCTGATGAAAAGTATGAGATGCTTTATGGGAACCTAAAGGCCCAGAAGAGTTTTTACTTTATGCCGACGAGTTTTATTCGTGGGATGACAATTGACGAGGCCGTTATAATTGTTGATGAATTTCAAAATTGTAATAATCATGAATTAGACAGTATCATTACACGAGTCGGTCTGGATAGTAAGATACATTTCAGTGGAGACATTGCCCAGTCGGATCTTATAAAAAAATCAGAAAAAGACGGGGCCGCATTGTTCTTGAAGATTCTTGGTCAAATGGAATCTTTTGAGACGATTAATTTTGGTATTGATGATATTTGTAGGTCCTCTTTGGTTAAAGAGTACATTGTTGCAAAACACAACCTTGGATTATTCTCAGAACCCACTTGACAAATCCAGGAGACCATGCTACAATTACACCATGATCAGAGCCAGATAAAATGTTTATACACAAGCCGATAGAAGTTCCAAAGTTAGAGCGATTCCACATAGACGGAAAACGTTTTTATAAAAAAGTAGATTCTGATGAATTAAAGAACTACATTTCTATTACCACGGTTACTTCTCATTATACTAAAGAAAAGTTTGCTCTATGGAGGCAACGAGTTGGAGAGGAAGAGGCCAATAGGATCACCAAGGCCGCAACGACAAGAGGAACCCAGATGCACTCTCTTGTTGAACATTACCTGGCAAACGAGCCCTTACCAAAAGCGGCTCCTCTACCTAGAACCTTATTTGAAATTATCAGGCCAGAAGTAGACAAAATCAACAACATTATTGGTGTTGAGATTCCTCTTTATTCTGATTATTTCGGTGTCGCCGGTACCGCAGACACTATCGGTGAATACAACGGCCAAATGAGTATAATTGACTACAAAACTTCTGCAAAAGTCAAACCAAGAGAGTTTGTCGAGAATTATTTTGTACAGGCCGCTGCATATTCCGCGATGTTATTTCAGATGACGGGTATAAAGGCTAAAAAATTAGTTATTATAATGGCATGTGAAAGTGGTGAAGTCGAAACGTACATAGAGACCGACATTATGAAATACCTAAAACTCCTACAAAAATACATTAAAAAGTTCAAGGACGACCATGAAAACCTTTAATTATAAACAAGAACTACAAAAAGAACTAGAAAAGAAGTTCCACTCGCCAGAAAAGTTTTCACAAGAAATCGAGAACCTAATCATAAAAAACCCAGAATATAACTACATCACCGCAATTGTTGAATACTGTGATGCTAATGATATTGATGTGGAACTAGTCCCAAAATTAATCACTAAGCCACTAAAAGAAAAACTCAAGTGGAACGCGACCGAACTTAACTTTTTAAAGAAAACATCCCTAGGAAAACTCCCTATCTAATGTCCCCCTTTGAAGTTTATGAAATGTATCTGGCCATAAAGATGCATTTCACCCAACCGTCTTATGATTACTTTAAGTATTCTGGTAAGGTCAAATCAAACATCGAATCATTCAACAAAAGAAAGGACAGATACTTCTTTGAAAAACTCTCAAGAAAAAAGGCCAGAAAAGACGTTTTGAATTATTTTGTTTCAAACTTTATAGAATCCTCTGATCCGTCTAAAATGTGGGTCGGGGAAATGAAAATATCTGGTGAGGATAATTACTTAAAATGGAAAGGACGGGTTCATTCTTTTACTTATTTGTTTGAGTCTGATTTAAACACCCTAACGGAAGATTGTCATCTTTATGAGGCGATTATTTCAAAATCGGGTCATCCAAAAATTATAAAGTCCTATCTGGCCGGGAGAATCTGTTTAGAATCAGTTGTTGTTATGGATGACCTGACGAAGTTTATGAGTAAGTTGCCTGGGTCTTCTGATCCTGTTTTGGAGATTATTCGTTCCAGGGTTAGTAAGTACAGACCATTTTTCGTTTATGATAAAGACTCTGTTGTTCGTGTAATTAGGAGTAAAATGTGATGGATTATGAGACGAAAGCGAAATTAGCGAGGAGTGAAGATACCCCTGTCGAAGTTTTAGAAGAATTGGCGACTGATGAAAATTCTGGTGTTCGCTCCTGGGTTGCAGAAAACCCAAACACACCACCAGAAACTCTAAAACTTCTGGCGACTGATGAAGATTCTTATGTTCGCTACTGCGTTGCACAAAACCCAAACACTCCAACTAAAACCCTAGAACTCCTGGCGACTGATGAAAATTCTTATGTTCGCTACTGTGTTGCAAGAAACCCAAATACACCATTAGAAACCCTAAAACTCCTGGCGACTGATGAAAATTCTTATGTTCGCTACTGGGTTGCACAAAACCCGAACCGAACCGAACTTATCGAACGACTGGTTCTTATGACCAATTATAAACAGGAGGTGGGCTGATGGATTATGAGACAAAACTAAAATTAGCGAGAAGTGATGATACCACTATTAAAATTTTAGAAGAATTGGCGACTGATGAAGATTGGGAGATTCGTGACTATGTTGCAGAAAACCCAAGCACCCCAACAAAAACTCTACAACTCCTGGCGAGCGATGAAGATTATGTTGTCCGCTACTGTGTTGCACAAAACCCAAATACACCACAAGAAACGTTAAAACTTTTAGCGACCGATGAATATTGTAGTGTTCGCTCTAGGGTTGCCGAAAATCCAAGCACTCCATTAGAAACTCTTCAGCAACTAGCGATTGATGAAGATTCCTGGGTTCGCCATCGTGTCTCACAAAACTCGAACAGAACGGAACTTATAGAGAGGCTGGTTTTTATGACTAATTATAAACAAGAGGTGGGCTGATGAATTTTCAAACAAAACTAGAATTGGCAAGAAGTGTTGACACTCCTGTTGAGGTTTTAGAAGAGTTGGCGGCTGATAAAGATTGGGAGATTCGTGGCGGGGTTGCTCATAACCTAAATACACCAATAAAAATCCTACAACTCCTGGCGACTGATGAAGATTTTTATGTTCGCGCTCGTGTTGCACAAAATCCAAACATACCATTAGAAATCCTACAACAATTAGCCACCGATGAAGGTCATTATGTTCGCTACTGGGTTGCAGAAAACCCAAACCGAACCGAACTTATCGAGAGACTGGTTTTTATGACTGATTATAAACAAGAAGTGGGCTGATGGATTATGATTTATACGAATTACTAGAGAATATTGAAGATACTGTTTCAGATGATCATGAATTAAAATTGGAACTAGTAGAAAGTGAGGACACGTCATCGGAAGTTTTAGAAGATTTGGCGACTGATAAATCTGATTATATTCGCAAGTGTATTGCAAAACATCCAAACACTCCAGCGAAAATACTAGAACAATTAGCGACTGGTGAAGATTATGCTGTTCTCGCTAGTGTTGCAGAAAACCCAAACACCCCACCAGAAACTCTAAAAATTCTTGCAACTGATGAAGATTATTATGTTCGCTGCCGGGTTGCACTAAACCCAAACACCTCACAAGAAATTCTTCAACAATTTGCGACTGATGAGGATTCTAATTTTCGCGCCCGTGCCGCACACCACCCAAACACGCCACAAGAAACTCTAAAAATTCTAGCGACTGATGGATTTTGGATTGTTCGTTCTTATGTTGCAGGAAATCCAAACACAGCACTAGAAATTCTTAAACAATTAGCGACTGATGAAAATTATAGTGTTCGCCATTGGGTGGCACAAAACCCAAACAGAACCGAACTTATTGAGCGGTTGGTTTTTATGACTAATTATAAACAAGAACAATGAAATACGAACAAAAACTATCTGCTTCAAAAAATCTTACTACCCCAAGTGAATTATTAGAACTCCTGGCGAGCGATGAGGATAATTATATTCGTTGTTGGATTGCAAGGAACACAAAAACTCCATGTAATGTCCTAGAACAATTGGCGACTGATGAAGTTCCTGGTGTTCGCTGTGGGGTCGCACAAAACCTAGTCACCTCTCCGAAAATTTTAGAACTCTTGGCAGGTGATACGAATCATGAGGTTCGCTCTCGTGTTGCAGAAAATCAAAATACTGAGTCAAAAACTTTAAAGCAATTGATGACTGATGAATCTCCTTATGTTCGATATCTTGTCGCGGGAAATCCAAATACATCAGCAGATTGTTTAGAAATCTTGGCAACTGATGAATATTGTGGTGTTCGTGAATGTGTTGCACAAAATTTAAATACCCCAATAGAATCTTTACGGTTCCTTGTGTCTGATGAAGACCCCATTGTTCGTCAACGACTTGCATCAAACCCAAATACACCACCTGATTCTTTAAAACTTATGGTAACCGATAAAAATTGTGTTGTTCGTGAACGAGTCGCAGAAAACCCAAACACATCATCAGAATCTTTAGAAATTTTGGCATCTGATGAATATAATGGTGTTCGTAATTATGTTTCACAAAACTTGAATACATCACTTAAGGCTCTACAACTTCTGGCGACTGATAAGCATTTTGCTATTCGCCATTATGTTGCACAAAACCCAAACAGAACAGAACTTATTGAGCGGCTGGTTCTTATGACCAATTATCAGTCGGCTAAATAGACAATAATGGGTTGGTAAACCTGTCAAAAAAGCTTCCGGTTTAATGTTATCTATCGTATTAAAAAATGGATTTTAAACAACTTAAAAAACAATCTTCCTTAGGTTCTCTGACTGAGAAACTTCTTAAGGAAGCAGAAAAAATGGGATCCTCCTCTTCTGAGAAGGACAGTCGGATTTTTACGGTTGAAAGAGATTCTTCGGGTCTCGGAATTGCGATTATCCGTTTTCTCTCACAGCCAGAAGGGGAAGATTCGCCGTTCATCAAAATTTATTCTCACGGATTCAAGGAAAATAATCGTTGGCTTATAGAAAATTGTCCGACAAGTTTAGGCCATGATTGCGAAATTTGTAACCGTAATTCGGCCTTATGGAACAGTGGTATTGATGCAAATAAGAAAATTGCTAGTGCTCGTAAAAGGAAGTTAAATTTTTATAGTAACATTCTTGTGATCAAAAACCCGGCCAATCCAGAGCTAGAAAATAAAGTTATGTTATTTAGATATGGCAAGAAAATCTTTGATAAGATTATGAGTGCCATGAAACCGGAATTTCCGGGTGACCCAATTATTGATCCATTTTGTATGTGGAACGGTGCAGATTTTAAAATTAAGGTAAAAACTGTTAAAGAATCAGGCAATAACAATTCTTTCCCCAACTATGATGATAGCGTGTTTATGAACACTCGCGCCATCTCAGATGATGATGAGGAACTAGAAAAAATCTGGAAACAGTGCTATTCCCTTCAGGAACTTATTTCTCCAGATAAATTCAAGTCTCCAGAAGAACTCACCAAACGTCTAGATTACGTTCTAGGAACTTCTACTCCCACACCTTCACCGGTTCAACAGCAGGAAGAAGAGATCGAGGAACAGTTTTCAACGACTCGGGAGCCTAATGTTATGGAAGACCTGGAAAGGTCCTTCAACCGCTCAAAGGATCCTCTAGAAGAGGATGGAGATGAGGATGACGATGTATTATCTCGTTTTCAAGAACTAGCCACATGAGTGACTAAATAGTAAGTTCGTTGAAACGGCAATCTCTACGAACAAGAACTGGTGCTCTTCGGGGCACCTTTTCTTTTGTAAAAAATTATTTGACTAAATAGTATTGCCGTTTCAATGAATAACAATGACTAACCAAAGTCCAAGAATTTACGTATACAAAATTACCTTTGAAGAGAACTCTTATTATTACTATGGGGTTCATAAGGAAGATGTTTTTGATGAGTACTACATGGGTTCACCTAAAACTCATAAGTGGGCTTGGGAATTTTATACCCCACAGAAAACAATCCTTCAAGTATTTCCTTACACTGATGAAGGATGGTTACAAGCAAATAATATTGAAGATAGATTGATTAAACCAGTTTATAATATTGATAAATGGTGTCTTAATGAGAGTTGTGGAGCATTTATTTCTTTAGATGCTTGTAAAAGAGGAGGACAAAAAACTGGAAAAAAACATAAAGAAAATAATACTGGTATTTTTAATCTTACTCCAAAAGAACGAACCCAAGCTAGTAAAAAAGGAGGCAATTCTTGTAAAGAGCGGGGAGTAGGTTTTTTTAGTCTTACAACAGAACAAAGAATTGAAAATGGAAAAGTTGGTGGTAATATAGCAAAAGAAAATAATCTAGGTGTATGTGGACTTTCTTTTGATGAATTATCTGCTGCTGGCAAAAAGGGTGGAAAAATAGCAAAAGAAAATAAACTAGGTATACATAGGTTATCTCCTGAAGAAAAATCAAAAAATGGAAAATTGGGGGGAAACGCCGCGAAAGAAAATAAAGTTGGGGTTCACAGTCTTTCTCATGAGGAATTATCTGCTGCTGGCAAAAAGGGTGGAAAAATAGCAAGAGATATGAAATTAGGCATTCACACTCAAACTTACGAACAAAGACAAGAAAACGGCAGAAGAGCTGGAAGATATATTGTGGAAAATAAAATAGGAGTTCACAGTCGCTCAAAGGAGCAAATGAGTGAAGATGGGAGAAAAGGGGGTATTACTCAAGGAAATAGACATAAGGAAAATAAGACGGGTGTTTGCGGTCGCTCAAAAGAAAAAATGACAGAAGATGGGAGAAAAGGGGGAAAACTAGGTTCTAAGAATACAAATTCACAAAGATACCAATGCACAAAAACTGGATATGTTTCAACGCCTGCTGGTCTTTCCGCCTACCAAAAAGCCAGAGGCATCGACACATCAAACAGAATCCGCCTTCAATAATCATAAATCCGACTATTTTCCCCCCGCTTCAACTTCCTATTAATAAACTGCGACCCGCCTTCCTTATAAGTCATAATCTCCTCTAAGTTCTCAAACAGCACATTCAAATACGTAGGTTTTAATATAAAAATATCCCTCTTCTTCTCTTCCTTTCTTACCTCATATTGATAATTCGTCACCTCAACAATAAAATCCGTAGATGGAATTAAAACATCCTGCTCGATTCCATCATCATAGAACCCAAAATAATACTCGCCATTATTTTCCACATAATTACCATTAGTGCTCCAGGTCGGGCTGATTCGTTTTCCCGCCTCTAAAAGAACCCGCCCTTTAGAGTCCTTTATTTCCAGGGTCTCATAATGATGAACGCCACCATAAAGATTTTCATAAAAACCATATTTTTGTAACATTACCTTATCGAATGTTTGTTGCGGAAGAGGCCATTCTTCTTGGACGTTTATTATATTATTAGAAAGAAAAATAACCCAGTCCAACGTAGGATCACCATAAAATCTTGATGCAATATTATCAGCCCTTTCATTCCCGACGATACTGTATTTTGTGAAGAAGGTTAGGTCATTAAAAATTTCTTCAAATAATTTGCCTCGTCTAAAGAAGTTTTTTATCTGAGTATATTCGCCTATCTTTGCATTTGGTAGGCGATTTATGTATTCAAAATTTGGGAGGTAGTCGAAATAGTGGGCCATTAGTAACCTATCGTATGGATAGAAGTTTCATTTGCTTGTTTTCCATAATCAGAAGCGTAAACTGGAGTTAGTTCTTTGAATTGCAGAGTGAGTCTATACATGACCATTGTTGCTTCAGTGTCAGCAAAAGTCATATAAGATCCCATCGGGGTATAATCAACAGTACAATTCTGGAGAGCACATTTTTTTATTCTACCTATAGATTGATGCTCTTTTGCCTCAACTGGGGTTGTCCTATTGCTTATCCTACCTCTCATATACCTAATTTGAAAGATATAAGGAGAATTTAAAAAGACCCCAGCAGAAAATTCACTACTTCCTAATTGCCCTAATTCCCCGATATTATCGCGGGTCGCCATATTTGATTTAAAAAAATAAATAATATCTTTTATTGCAGTAGCGTCTTTATCATCTTTTGCAAATAAGTCAAAGGCAAATGAAAATTGCCTTAATTGTGGACCATTGAATAATAATTCAATGTTGTTGTTTAGGATTGCACCAGTTGATCTCGTTAATAGATTATTAACCTGAACAGCCTGACCAGCCAGGGCAACTTTTATTGCAGTCGTGGCGGGGCTTCCTTCAGTAAATAAGTCTTTAAAACCATCTATTTCACCTAAATTTTTTGGATCAAATGCGTTAGTATCTGATCGAGCAAGATTTAAAGAAGCATTTGCAAAAACTCTCTGTAGTTCCGAAAGCCGGTCGTCCAACCAGTCAACACTATTTGTGTCACTAATTTTAGTAATCGGTAAAACAACAAATGGGGTAGATTCTACTCTTTTATATTTTTTATCCTCTCTATTTCCACCGACCCCGGCAATTACAATATCTTGCCCTAGTGTTGATAGGCTTCTACTTTCCGGATTATATTCATAAACGCTGAATTGTACATGATCCTGATCATCGCTAATATCTTGTGGATATTTCAAAAAAGTGCTTTTTGTGCCTATATTTCTATACTCAATTGTCGTATAAGCCTCTTTGGGTATTGTAATAGAAAATGGTTGATTCTCCGTTATCCCGGCTTCTGCTAGAGATTTCTTACTTTCCTTTACTAAATCTTTATTATTCTTTTGCTCATCATCAGTCGCCTTATCAGTTGGGGTAAACTTTCCATCTTGGTCATAAGAACCAATAGTCACAAAGGTAGTTGTCGATGCCCTAGGAGATGGTCTATCTTCCCGTTGAATTAAAGTTTTCCCCTCTTCGACTAACGATTTATAGGTTTTGTTATTATATCTATAGGGTTTAGATTCTTTTTCTTCCATTTAATCTTTATGACTATTTATTTACTTTTATGGGATAAAAAGTAGGAATCCTTAAAACATAATCCAATTCTGATGGCTCTATACGATATAATTTACTCTGCACTCTATCAAATCTATATTTCCTAAAAGGTGACTGAACATAAGTAATTGCGTCCCTCCAGTGAAAATTAATCCCCTCAAAATAACTACCACTTGCATTTGTGACTAAAACAACTGGATTCATGTCATACCATTCACCAGTTTTTGCGATATATTTAAAAGTATAAATCTCATTCAATTGAAATGAATCAGCGGTTCTCCCCTCTGTTGCCAAAACACCAATCAACAACTTAAAATAATAATTAGGATCATAACCACTAGGAATATTTTTAGATAATTCTTCTAACTTGTTTATCTTTTCTTTTTCTTTTCTAGCCGCCTTATAATCAACAAATTCTTCTGGATCCCTTCCTTGTTTTTTGGCAAGATAAACAATTCTCTGCTCATCAGCATCTATCTTCCTTCTTTTTGCATCGGCCAAACGACCAAAAAGACTTAAAATTTTACTAACGGCACCCCAGGCCCTGGCCGCAACATTCGATAAAATTCCCATATCTAAATCCCCAATTCTTTTTCTGTGACTACCCTAAACATCATATTGTTTGATTCACAAAACTGTTTTGCCTGATTCCATTTGGACTGATTCTTTTCATAAGTAGCAACCTCATTAAGATAAGTCTGGGTTTTCTTTCTGCCTTTTTTAGGAGGTCTGGTTTGTTTGTCTGGTTTTATTTCAATCAGATAAGAATCAACTCCCCCACTTCTGTTTTTTACCTTTAAAAACAAGTCAGGAAAATATCTTCTTACCTTATTGGTCGAAGAATCAAAATACTTTATAGGAAATGGCTCAGAAGACCATTCTAAAATACTATCGGTCGTGTCCGCCCATTTAAAGGCCCTTAGTTCCCATGAGGATCTAAACACAATTTGGTTCACATCACCAATGTATTTTTGTGGATTTTGTGGTTTAAACAGTCCTTGTAAATAATTGGCCAAGGGTTAATAAATAGTTATTATTACTTATTTATTAAATGGCCCCGAGAATTAGACCATTATCAGAAATAAAATCTAAACTTTTAAGGCCAGCGACGACTAGTCATTTTGAATGCGATTTTATTATTCCTGGGAATAATGAAAGTGGAGTTTTGCAGTTTTTAAACCAACGGATCGGGAATGGAGCGTTTGATAAAGACATAATAAATCTTAGTTGCTGTGATGCGTCGCTTCCAGGATCTACTCTGCAAACGGCAACTCTTACTGATTCTTATACTGGTGTTACTGAAAATTATGCCTATAGGAGAGCCTACGATAATCGGGCGGATTTTACTTTTTATGTTGTTTATAGCCCAGAAAAAGCTCCTTATTCTGTAATTGAAGTATTTGAAAATTGGATTGCCTATGCGGCTGGTGAAGATGATAAAAGAGGGCAAGGAAATCCAAATTATTTTTATAGGGTTAATTTTCCTTCTTTATATATGACAGACTTTACTATCAAAAAATTTGAAAAAGATTTTGATAAAACAAAAAAATTTTTAAGCTATCGATTCATACGTGCCTTTCCTCAGTCTATTGCCTCAATGCCAGTTTCTTATGAGGGCTCTCAGGTATTAAAATGCACTGTATCTTTTTCATACCAAAGGTATGTATTAAATCTACCAAATCCCTAAACCAATCACCTAAATAGTACCATGGTTATTACTTTATAAATTTTATGGCTCTTCCTATTGTTAATGCTCCTGAATATTTTCTTGAACTCCCTTCAACTGGAAAGAAGGTGAAATATCGTCCTTTTGTTGTAAGAGAGGAAAAGGTTCTTCTACTTGCACTTGAATCCGAGGACGTTGCTGAAATGTCTAACGCGGTGAAAAATGTATTGACTAGTTGTGTAAAAGGCGAAAACCTTAATATTGAAACCCTCCCTACTTTTGATATTGAATACCTATTCCTCAATATCCGAGGAAAGGCGGTTGGAGAAGAGATTGAATTGCAACTTCTTTGCCCTGATGATGGTGAGACTTATGTAAAAACCAAGATCTTTATTGATGAAATCAAGGTCAAAAAAGACCCTACCCATACTAATAAAATAAAGATTAATGATGACCTGATGATGGAAATGAGGTATCCATCACTTGAGCAGTTTATTAAATCCAACTTCAACTTTGAAGACCGCAAGAGTCAACTAGAGCAATCAATTGAACTAATCGCCTCTTGTGTTGATAAAATTTATAACCAAGAAGGGGTCTGGACTTCTTCTGATGCGACGACTAAAGAAATTATTGATTTTCTTGAAGACCTTACCTCGACCCAGTTCAGTGAGATTGAAAAGTTCTTTGAGACCATGCCAAAACTAGAACATAAAGTCAAGATTAAAAATCCAAAAACAGAAGTCGAGAGTACCATTACACTTGCAGGGCTAACCGATTTTTTCGGTTGAGCCTGAGCCATATGGATCTGATGTCTTACTATAAATTAAATTTTAGTCTGGCCCAGTTCCATAAATGGTCAATAGCCGAAATAGAAAACTTTATTCCTTATGAACGTGAACTTTATGTGATAATGTTGAATCAACACATCGAGGAAGAAGAACAAAAGCAAAAAGCCCTGTCCCAATAAATGTCAGTCAGAAACAAATTAGACGCACTTAAAAGAATACTTGGGGCTGAGAACTTCTTTCTGGCCGAGGCATTTATTGACAAAAATTTAAAACCACTAAAGATCAGAAAAACATCTAATCTTTATGTTGCGGCTGTTGAATATATTGGCACATTAATACAAGAAGAAAAGCAGATATTAACGGATAAAGAAGCCGAGATCTTAGCCAAAGATAATACAAAAAAGACTGTTGGTACTGTTCATAAAAAGCTAAAGAAAGAGTTTGATAATCTTGTAAAATTAAATCAAATACTGGAAGGAGAAAAGAAAGAACCAGCAAGATCCCCATCTAAACCTCTCCCTGATCCGATTCCGGCTGCCCCGGCAAAAAAAGAACCACCCGAAGTAACTCTTGAGGCCGATCAAAAAAGAGTTCAAAAAGGCGGCTCTGCAACAGTAACCTGGGCATCTAAAAATGCGGCCAGGATATCAAGAACGGATATTCCAGGAGTAACATCAAGATCTCCTTTGAGTGGTTCTATAGAAATCAAGGACATAAGAAGGAGAAGAGATCTTTATATTGTTGTAGAGTCTTTAGATGGCCAAAAAGCCGAGGCCAGGACTCAAATTTTTGTTGAGACCCAGGATTATCAAAGGAAAAAAGAGAAAGGATTGGTTGATGAAGAACCTCCTACTCCACAACCAAAACCACCCTTAACTAATCTGGTTAGCCCATCTTCTAGACCTCAACCAGAGCCAAGAAGACGGTTAACACCAGATGCCGAATCTTCTAATATAAACACCAATATTCTTGTCAGTATTGAAAAATCTCTTACAAACATCTCTAGAGTTCTTGCCTCTCAATTGAAGTTGGGTCAAAGAATTTTTGATACCGAAAGAAGATCAGCCGAGGCCGCAAATCGGCTCAAGAAAGAAGAACAAATGGAGGGTAAAGATGAGGGTCCTTCAGGCACTTCCTTAATGAAGGCCGGGGCCGAAAAGATGATTTCTCCTTTTAAGGCTATTATTGATAAGATCGTTAACTTCTTGGTCTTTACATTTTTGGGTCGGGCCTTTACTGAGATCATAAAGTGGATGAATGATCCGGCAAATAAAGGAAAGGTTGATGCCCTAGGAAAATTCTTAAAGGCCGCCTGGCCAATTCTTCTTGGACTTTCCTTATTATTCTTGACTCCTTTGGGTAGTTTTATTTTAGGAACTGTTCAGTTCTTGACTGGAACTGCCAAGACCTTAAAGGGCCTGAAAGGACTAATTGATAGACTTATCTTTAAGAAAGGAGCCAAACCACCTGTAAAGGGCGGCCCAGGTGTTGCAGGAGGCACTAAGGGGAAAGTGACGGTAAGCGGGCAGACACAGGCTAGAGGGTCATTTTCAAGGCGGTCTCCAATATCTGGAGATGTTCAACCAACAAAAGGGTTTAAATTACCTAAAATCCCAGCGTCTCCTCTAAAGACTATTGGGAAGGGTGGTCTTGCTACGGCTGCTGTAACTACAATACTAGAGATTTTTAAACCACAGATCCAAGGTGCTGTAGGTCAATTTTATGCAAACGTGGGATCGGGTATGAAAAATTTATCCGATGAACAACTAATAAAAGAAATTGAAATTGAATCTAAAACAAAAGAAGATCCTTTTGGTAGACTTAGATTATTACAAGAAGAAGCCGAAAGGAGACAGAAAAAATTCTCTACTGGTGGTCAAATATTCTCGGGACTTGTAACAGAAAAAGACGGTATAAAAGTATCTGGCGCGGGGAAAGATACCCAGGCATTCCCTGTTATGGGAGGCGGGACAGCGGTTCTCCAACCTGGAGAAGTCGTTCTTAATAAGGCCGGTGTAAAAAATGCACTTTCCATAGGAATTGACCCATTAAAATTAAACACCGGACCAAATGCAAATAAACCAGTTAATATAACGGGTGGAATAAAAGCCATGAAATCGGGTGGTATTATTGGTGGCATGAATAAAATGCCAAAAATCTCTAGTAATAAAAAGATGCCATCGATGAACATGAATATGGCAAATAATATTACTAATAGATCAACCAATGTAAATGTCAACAATAATATGACAATGAAGAATTCTGGAACTTCTTCATATAGGCCAATAAAACAATCAGCTCCTATGATGAGTAATTATTCGTCAATGGGTACTAGGCCAATAAGACAATCAACTCCTATGATGAGTAATTATTCTTCAATGAGAAGTAGTCCGACAAGACAATCAACTCCTATGGCAAGTAATTATTCCTCAACTACGCCTAGGTCAATGTCTTCTGGTATTTCTATGACCAGGCCATTTACTCCTCAGACTAGAACATACCAGCCAACAAGTCCATATATTAGAAAACCAGAACAAACTTCGTATTTTAGTTCTTATGATAAAATAGCCAGATCAACATCTACTGTTTATCAGACTTCAAATAACTTCCAGCCCATAAGATCTACTCCAACACTTACTGCACCGGCTCCCCTTTCGAGAAGAAACAGATCCGAACCAATTATCCTACCACCTATCACTCAAAACGCCAATATGGTTGGATCATCCGCCACGGGTTCTGGCACCCAAATTCCATCCTTTGGGGCCACTTGCCCATCATCAAGTGCGGCAACGGCCAGAAAAATCCTATGTGACACCTATGGGATAATTGCCTAATGGATCCGTCTAAATTCTTTAATCGAAAAATAAACATAAGAAACCCAGAAACTCCTTATAATAAAGGAAAGTTTGTTGACGAGTCGCAGAATTATTCCAATAGAGTTTCTTCTAGAATAAATCAATCACCATTAACCAAGTCTTTATTCTCTTTAAGGAATAAGGTATTTCAGATTGAGAATTTATTAAACGGTATTTTTAGTCTAGATAAAAAGAAACAAGAACAAACCAAAAAGATAAAGGCGGCCGAAGTACCTGATAGAAAACCAAAAACAAAAGGACCCCAGATTTTTGGCAACCTTATACAAAGACCTAAAACAGGAGCCCTTGATTTAATAAAAGATTTTGTCACGTTTACATTTTTGGGCTGGCTGTTTACAAGAATTCAACCATTGCTTGGTGGTCTGACAAAACTTGGACCATTATTAGAAGGAATGTCCTGGTTTATTGGTGGAACACTTAAAAATATGGTCGATGTTTTTGCGACCTTTTTAAAGTTGGGTTTTGATGCAAAAGAGAAATTTGATAGTATAGCCGGGGATATAAAGAAAAATACAAAAGGGATAGACAAGGCATTTGATGAAACCTTAAATTCCTTAAAGGGGGTTTTTACTGGTGTAATACAACTGACCAATTCCTTTTTGGCCGTTTCTGTAAAGGAAGATGAATTAAACGAGGCAAAGACCCAGTTAGCCAAAGAACAATCTGCCGATAATGTTCCTCCGCTTCCACCTTTACCAAAAGCCGATGTCCCACAAACGCCACCAACATCCGATCCATTTCCTAAGACCCCGCCAGTTCAAAAATTCAATACTGGTGGTGTTATTCGTGGTTATAATGAAGGTGGAAGAATTGATCCGAGAACACCCATAACTCGCGGAGTAGAATCTCAAAGAAGAGAAGTACCCAAACCAAAGCCAATTATTCAACCACAAAAAACTACCCCAGGTAAGGACGTTGGTGGCGATAAGAAGGTTAAGCAGTTATATGATCAAACTCGCGCAGGTATTCCTGATTTTATTCCACTTCCTTCTTTCTTCAGGTCTGATAAAAAGAGTGGTTTTGCTGCCCTAATGGGTGCATCTGAAGAGTATAAAAAGCCAATGACCAATGATATTCTTGGTATTGGAAATATGATGGGTGCCTCTGTTGATTCTGCCTTGGGCCAGAAAATAGAAAAGAAATCTTATACCCAGTTTGCGGACGGTATTAAGTATTTGGTTAATTATGGCCGAACCCAACCAGAAGAGTTTGCAAAAATTGATCTTGAAGACATGGTGAGGAAGATTGTTGAGCCAAGAGTAAATATGGCAATCAATCGTATTCAAGAAGAGATTAATAAAAAGTCAGCAGTTGAGGTTACACCTGGTCCCGGTGGAGGGATGGAAGGAGGAGGAGCTATTGGTACTATAGATATTGGTGGTTTTAGCCCCGAAGATGTTGATGCTCTAGGCAGGATGATCCAGGCCGAATCTGGAAGTGAAAGCGCATTAGGAAAAGCCGGTGTTTTGGCCGTAATTTTGAACAGGTATAGATTAATAAAATCTGGAACTCCTCCAAGTCAATTCAATATTTCAGGTAAAACAAGTGAACAAGTTACAATAAGAGATATTTTATTTGCGGGTGGAACTGGTCCTGGAAATCAATTTTCACCTTATAAAGATGGTAGTTTTGAGCGGACTAGCTCTGCTGCTGGTAAAAGTGCCCTTGCCGCTGCCATTCAAAGTGGGGGTAATGACCCACAAAAATTTAAAGATAATTTAATATCTTCAGGACTAAGTGAAGCAGATGCAGATTATGTTATTAGATCTGTATCATTTTCTAATGCTAGAACTAGGTCATCTAGGCCATTTAATACTAGAGAAGTTGCTGTTGGCAATCATGTTTTTCAACATTCACCAAACATAAGATTAACTGGACAAATTGGAGCAATTGATGCTAGTGTGACTAGTAATTACTCTGCGGTTTTGGTTGATGGTGGTGTATTACCTAGTACTAGAATTATAACAAGTTATAGGGGCTGGAGATGGGGCCGAATGCATCGTGGAGTTGATTATGCTGGACCTGGGGTGGATGACCACCCCATTAGTGTTATTAAGCCTGGAAAAGTTGTCGCGGCTGGATGGGATGACGGTGGTGGTGGGTTTATAGTAGTAATTGATCACACTGATGGGGCTACGACAAAATATTTTCACTTAAAAGAGGGAAGTATGAAAGTAAAAGTTGGTGAAAATATAGTTCCAGGCCAGGTTATCGGTATTGTGGGTAATACTGGAAGAAGCACAGGTACTCATCTACACTTTGAGATTTGGAAGGGTGGAAAAGATTTGGATAATCCTCACAAATTAGCCGATGGTTATTTTAGATTTGGGGGAAACGTTAAGCCAACAGAAGTACAAAAATTAGCAAAAAAAGGTGGTAAAGAAGGATATATAAACCCTCAAGGAACATTTGTAGAAAGAAGATGGGCACCTGAGGAAAAACGTCGGTTTGAAAATGAAAATATTAAAAAAACCCAGCAACCCATAACTCAAGCACCTAGACCACCAGAACTACAAAGAATTACTCAAACACCTAAAGGAACCGGGCATCTTGTTAATAATAAAATGTATTATTTTGATATAAATACTGGAGTTCTTAAGGATGATAAAAACAAGATAATACAAGAAAGTTCTAATGAGTGGAAAAATGTGATGCCAGAAATCCTTAGGAGAACCACATCAAAAGACAGAGAAAAATTAAGAAAGAAATTAGAAGCAAAAAAGGAAAATGAGAACAATCCTCTTTTTCAAATAATAAAAGGCTGGCAAAATATATTTGGAATAAGTTCGACCAGTCCAACTTTACCAGCCGAAAAATACACTTCTTATAATCAACCAAGAGGATCTCAAGAACCAGTATTGGCCATTCAACCCGTCATAATATCCAATCAAATTCCAGTCCCTGTTTCATCTGGCGCTGTTGCATTTCTCCCTCCTAGAATAAGTAGTTCTAAATCAAATCTAGTATAATGTCAAATTTAGCAGCCCTCGGCGGAAAAGGACAACTAAAAGAACTCCGATTAATCTCTAACTATTCAGGAGATCTTAATCTCACTGATGGATTTATTGAAATGATTCTTTATGAAAGTGTTCTTGATTACTCAACCAGGGCAACACTTTCTTTTGTAGACACCGGTTACAGGCCAAATAAATCTGGAACCGCCGCAATGGAATCTGGCGACATTAATCTTGTTTCCGGTGAGCAATTTGAATTTAAGGCAACTGATGGATATGATCAAGTACTAGAATGTAAAAATAATTACCGAATGATTACTGATGCAATTCATTCAATAGATGAGCAAGTAAATAAAACAATAATTTCTCTTTCTTTTGCATCACAAGAGCACATAACAAACGACTTTGTAAAAAACAGACTAACAAAAAGATACGAAGGAAAAATATCCGATTCGGTTTCAAGAATCTTAAAAGAGTTTACAACCAAACCAACAGATATTGATCAGACCCTAAATGAATTTGTCTTTAACGGCGACAACGAAAAACCATTTTATAGAATCCCCTGGCTCGCGAAAAAATCAGTGCCGGATGTACCAAATGCAAAAGAAAACCTGGCCGGTTATTTCTTTTATGAGACCTTTTATGATGGGACTTTTGGTGGTTATCACTTCAAGTCTATTGATAAACTCTGGACAAATCCCCCAAAAAGAAAGTTAATTTATAATGATCTAGTAACAACGCCACCTAGATATACCGGAAAGATACTTGCTTATTCGTTTGACAATTCTTTGAGTCTAAGTAAAATGGCCAAGTCTGGTGTATTTTCTACCCAGCAATTAAAAACATTTGACTTTATAACAAACGTAAGAACAGTAAGCGATAGATCAGATGTTGATCGTTTAAGTACTAATTATACTGGCGGCCTAGAACCACCTAAAATTGCATCGCATCTAGATTTCTGGAATACCCAAACAAGAATCAGCGAATCTATTGTTGATCGTGGGGTTCTCCCACCTGGAACGAATTTAGAACAACAACTCAAGTCTTTAGATCGACTAAATTTTAATGAAGAAGAGATTTTAAGGCAGTCTTGTGCTAGGTATAATAACTTATTCACCGTAAAACTTTCTGTTACTATTGCAGGAGACTTTGGAATTCATGCAGGAGACATTATTGAATGCGATTTTCCTGAGGTTTCATCCAAGGCAAATAAAATTGTCAGCAACAAAAAGAGTGGTAGATATATGGTAATTGATGTTGCTCATCGAATTCATGCAAATGGTTATTATACGACCCTAAATATGGCTAGGGAAACGATTTATAAAAAATGACATTACAAGAACACATACAAAATAATGAAAAAGAACTTGCCGATCCACTGGTTAGTTCTCAACGCAGAAGGCACCTTTCTTCTGAACTAGTTGATCTTTTGAAATACCAATCAGAGAATCCAACAGTTTCTAAAGACCCAACGGCCCTAGAACTCTTTTGTTATTTTAATCCATCAGAATTAGAATGTAAAATCTTCAATCTATGAGTGACTTTTTTGATCCACAAACTGGAGGCCTAAATCAACTTTATGGATTTATTGGTCAGATTGCCGATGATTCTTCGTGGATTAATAACACCGCCAATAAAAATTTTGAACATAAACTCCATTTAACAAACGATATTGCCGGGGCCTCAAGAAGAGTCAAGGTCCAGATTATTGGAAAACATGTAGAAGTAAAAAATATTTCGGATGAACAACTCCCAATGGCCGAGGTTCTTCTTCCGACAACCGCCGGATCAGGTCATGGAGGAAGTCATCAGACCCCAAACCTTAAACAGGGAATGTACGTTTTTGGGTTCTTTAAAGATGGCAAACAGGGAACCCAACCAGTCATAATTGGTGTTCTCCCTAATGATCCGAGGGTTCCTCTTTTTGGGGGAAATCCATCCCAAAACTTTGTCGCCAGAAGTGGTTTTAAAGGAGTCGGTCGATCAATCCCGGTTTCTACATCTTACATAAGACTAGAGGGACCAGCATCTCCAACAGAAGCAGAAGGAGGTTCTGTTTCTCCAAATCAGGCAGTACTTTCTTATGATGATCAAAATAAAAAAGGCAAAAAACCATTATACGTCCCAAAGACTGTGGGATGTGAGGGGCCATCGGGAGAATTAAAGGGCATTCAAAAACAATTACAGTCCTTTTTATTTGAGGTAAAAAGAGCCAAAAGAGCCTCTCAGCAATTCATCGGGGCCGCATCTAACTTAAACTCTAATATAAACAACATAATAAATCAATATTCTGGTTTTATTGCCAATTTATTTAAATCTTTACTGTCAAAGGCCAGAGGATTTGTAATAAACGAATTGAATAAACAATTAACCAAATTATATGAGCAGGTTCCTCCAAATTTAAGATCTAATCTGGCCAAGGTAAATGAGGGAGTAACGAATACAATTCAATGTGTTTTTAATAAAATAATTTCTCAATTATTAAAAATCGTCAAGGACTTATTGCAACAGGCAATCGAGAGATATGTTAATGCTCCTTTATGTGCGGCAGAAAGTTTTATCACGAGCATAATTTCTACTTTTCTTGGTGATCTTACTTCTGGTATCAGTGAGGCCTTGGGTGCTATTTCTGGGGTATTATTAAATGTTTCTCAGACTCTTTTCAGGGCATTTGATGTCTTGATTGGGGTTCTTGAATTTTTAACCTGTCAACCAGACCTTGATTGTCAAATTTTAGACGAATGGTCTTTTTGGGATGGCTCAAATCTTTCAACCAGTAACCTAAAAACAAGATCGGGAATTACCTCTTCATTAATTGGATTTGTCAATTCCCAGAATACATCTGGTGAATTAATTCCTGGATGTAGTTCGGCCCAACTACCATGTGGTCCACCTAAACTAACAGTTCTAGGTGAAGGCCAAGAATTTGCCCAGGGAAATCTTATTATTGGATTGTCTGGGCGTATTATGGGTGTTGATCTTATAACAGGTGGAAGATATTCTGGTGAAACCCCAATACAGGTAAAAATTGTTGATGAATGTGGTCTAGGTAATGGGGCCACGGGTGTTGCAATAACCGAAAAAAATAAAAAGAAAACTGGTATTGGAACAACGGCCCTAGAAGACGATGATACCTTAAGTGTAAAAAGCATTGTTTTTATAGATCCAGGAGCCGGATATTTGGGTTCACCCGATGGCTCAACAGGAGGAGACGGAACACTTTTCTCTAAACCAGACGAGACAATTATAGGGACAGACGTATTCCGGCCAGGAGTTTCTGTTCCGGTTACTCCAGGCCAAGAAGTTTTTCTACCACCAAATACAATAGTAGAAATTGTAAATGAGAATCAGGAAGTGGTTGATACTTTAAACGGAGAAGGTCAAACAACTCCTATACCAATTACTACTCCTGGAACAATTATAACACCAGAACCAAACATTCCTGATTCTGTAATTACCCCTTCTTATGATGTTTTTGTATGTATTGAGGATCTTGCAATTATTAGTGGAGGATTTAATTATTCGCCTAATGATCAAATCATTATAACCCCGGATAATGGGGCCAAATTTGAGCCGATTTTAGACAAGTTTGGATCCATAAAAGAAGTCAGGATAATAGCCAAGGGCTGTGGTTTTACTGATGTTCCTCGCATAACCGTCAGATCAGAAACCGGAATAAATGCCAATCTTGTCCCCGTCTTCTCCTTTACCCGCATAAATAGGGCAGAAGAAGAGGATACCTCTGGACTTCAGGTTGTTAATGTTGTTGACTGTGTTGGGGCCATAAATCGTGAATTTGTCAGATAACAATAACTCTAGGCCGACTGGACCTAAAACTAATCCAGAAACCATTTCATATGGAAATAAAGATGGTCGAATTAAATTCGGTCATCTACACATGGAAAATGATAATCTGGATTCATGTGTAACGTCCGGTGTTTATTTAAATGCCTATGATTCAAGGCATTATATGTCCTTCGATATTGATGGTCATAGAAAGGGCTGGACCTTAAATAGTTGTCCGGGCTCTTATCAAATTCTTTGTGGCGAGGATACTAAAAAAGGCGATTTTGGATTTTTTCTTCTTGCCGAAAACGGAGACATTATAATAAGAGCCCCAAATGGAAGAGTAAGAATTTCTGGTCTTGATGTTGACATAAGAGCCGATGGCCCAGATAACACCAGAGGATCAGTTAATATTGATTCCAATCAAAGTGTAAACATCAATACCGGGACATTTGATATAAAGGCCTCAGTCGGGGCCAAAATTTTTACCTCGGCAACCCTAAGTCTTATTGGCAACACATCAATGAAAATTGTCAGTAATTTTGTCGAAGGTCTCAGTGCCGCAACAAGTACTAGACCTAGCAAGACTTCTCCAGATTCCACTTCTCAATTCAATCGATTTTCTAGTTACTAATGGCCTTTCAATACGATGATTTATCCATATCTCATCAATTTATAGTTGGTGAGGGATTCCCCTCTTTTCTTGGTCTCGGGGCCGGAAAGATAAGGGGCTCTGCATATATCGAGGGTCCGGTTGTTATGGGTGAATCTGCCGCATTTCCAAACGTGGCCGCAACCCTCATGGTCGGACCCAATCAAAACGTTGATTCAACATCTCCAAATACTCCAGGAGCCCTATGTGGAGTAAATTTTTCTCCTTATTCGTTGGCGGTTTATGGTAATGCGGTTGTTTTTGATAACATTAGCATAAACAAAGACACCTATTCTGGTGGAAATATTATTGCTCAGGGAAATGTTGTTTCTCAATGTGGTGGCCATGTTCTTTCTGCAAAGAAGAATTTCGATATTCCTCACCCATCCAAAGAAGGCTGGAGACTGAGACACACATGCACAGAGGCTCCTTATAACGATGTTTATATTAGAGGAAAATTAAAAAATTCTTCCGAGATTATTCTACCAGAATACTGGAAGGATTTTGTTGACATTTCTTCTATAACCGTTTCAATCACCCCAATTGGAGCCCATCAGGACATTATTGTAAAGGCCATAACAGAAAATAAAGTGCTATTACAATCAAAAGGCCCTATTCCAATTAATTGTTTTTATCACATTTTTGCAGAAAGAAAAGACGGAGAAAAACTAATTCCAGAATATCAAGGAGAAAGTCCTTCTGATTATCCAGGAAATAGTAACGAATATTCAGTTGTTGGCTTTAATTATGACAGGAGAGACTAATGGAAGAAGATCTTAGAACAAACGTAGAAAAAACTACTCTTATTAATCAACCACCAGAAGGTCCAAATTGTGACGACGAAACTCCTACTGGCCGAAAATCAAGCAGGTTTGATTATGTTGTTAAGACAATAAACAATGGTGGGAGATTTTATGAAGAATGTGAACCCTGGTTGTATGGAAACATGCAAGTTGATAATCTCCAAATAAACGGAACCGCAACCGGGGATTTCCAAGGAACAATCAATGTTCAGTCATGGAAAGGGTTCGATATCAAACACCCAACTAGACCAAGCCACAGACTACGGCACATTTGCCTTGAAGGACCTGAGGCGGGGATCTATATAAGAGGAAGACTAACCGAAAACACGGTCATCAATCTCCCAGAATATTGGAGAAATCTTATAGATCCAGAATCAATTACTGTTCATCTAACTCCAATTGGATATTCACAAGATCTTATTGTAGAAAAGATCGAATGGGGGCAGAGAATAGTGATTAAATCAAATAGTGGTAATACTATTGATTGTTTTTATGAGGTAAAGGCCTCAAGGATTGATGGGGAACCATTAATTGTTGAATACGAAGGGGAAACCCCCAAAGATTATCCGGGTGATTTTAGTCAATTTTCAATTTCGGGGTACGATTACTAATGTTTATGACACGAGAAACTCATGATGAGTTATTTAAATTACAAGAAGACATGGCCGAGTATTTTACTTCAGAGTATTTTCCTGTTTCTGGGGAAGCCTACTGGACAATTGTTGAAAGTATTGCCACGGCAAAACTAGCCGAGCTAAAAGGAGAACTGGCCAGTTCATAAACTGTCCATTCATAAGACTTTTTGATAAAAATGGGTGTATTATAATAAGGCCAATAAATGGAGAACAAAATGCGCGGCTTTATTAACAAAGATCAAATTCTAGAATCTTATCGTCAAAAAACTCATCTTGATAAGTTTGAGGCGATTACCGAAGTAATCAACGAGACTTTCCCAGAAGATACTGCGGAGATGCCTTATTCGGATTATTATCACACGATCTATACTGTTTGGAGTATTATCGAGAATGCGTCCTGAAACTAGACAGGCAATGGAAGATCTCTTTTATGCCCGAAGAAATCTTCCAGATTGTGCCGAATCATGCAATCTCACGAACAAGGAAATGAAAATCATTTTCAACGAATATTGCCGGTTAAACCTGGCAAATTACACTCCAGAAATAAATAGTTAAAATGTGGACCGGTTCAATGGGATATAAATTGTCAAGTGGTTATAGATGGTATCAGGTCCCCAATGAGCCAAAAATGTTGGTCAAGGTCTATTATATTGAAGGAATTCCTTATGAATTTGATGAAGTAACTCAGATTCAAAAAGATAATCCAGAAATTATTTCCGAGGCTGACCGAAATAAGGCACTTCATGCGGATGATGTATTTAAGAAATCTGATTACCTTATTGCCGAGATGATTCATCCTCTTCTTTTTGAAGTAGAGGTAGAAAATCCTGAGGAATTACCAAACGATTACGCTGCCTAATTAACTAAATATACTTAAGAAAGTATATTTGGTCAAATAATGGCTCTTAGTCGGTTATCAAATTTCCTCAGGTCTTCACGCGGGAAGATTTTACACGTTAATCCTGAGAATCTAGATGCATCTGATTCTATAATTAACTCAGGTGACACTCCATTTACGCCATTTAAAACACTAAACAGGGCCTTAATTGAAGCGTCCAGGTATTCTTATCAGGTAGGATTAAATAATGACCGCTTCAATTTCTGCACAATCCTTCTTTATTCTGGAACCCATTATGTAGATAATCGTCCTGGACTTGTTATCGAAGACGACGGGACTTCTTATGTAAGAAACGGAGCCCAGACGTCATTAACCCAGTTTGACCTAACAACAGTAATGGATCTATCAGATCCAGAGAATAAGCTATATCTTCTAAACTCGGTTTATGGTGGTCTTATTGTTCCTCGTGGTACATCGATTATTGCTAATGACCTAAGAAAAACAGAAGTCATCCCTCTTTATGTTCCAGATTCAAGAAACGCGAATATCGAAAGATCCGCTATTTTCAGAACCACCGGGGCATCATTTTTCTATGGCTTTACTGTAACCGATGCTGATCCAACCGGCTTTTGTTATAAAAATTATAATAAACAAAAATTTGTTCCGAATTTCTCTCACCATAAACTAACCGCATTTGAGTATGTTGATGGCGTAAATCCAGTAAAAATTAATGATACTTTCCTAGACGTTAATACGACCAGAACAGATCTCCAGCAATATTACGAGAAGATTTCTATTGTTTATGGAGCAAGTTCAGGCAAAGAAATTGATTCGGTAAGCTATATTGGAGGGGTATCTGTCGATATTCAGCCGGTTATTGATGAATATCGAATTGTTGGTCCTAGAGGTGAACAAGTCGGGATCAGTAGCATTCGCTCTGGTAATGGGGTAACACCAACCGAAGTCATCACAGTAACTTTAGATAGTCCGGTTAAAGGAATTTCTGTTGATACTGCGATCCAAGTATCTGGAGTCTTTGAAGGTTTTGACGGTCAATTTGTTGTTTCTGCAATTCCTTCTGAAAATCAGATCCAATATAAAACCTCAGAGGTTCCCGTTGTTGCTCTTCCTTCTGTTTTCGGCGCAACCCTGAATATCATTTCAGATACAACCGCGTCTTCTTCTCCTTATGTAAACAAGGTTTCACTAAAATCCTCTCTTGGTCTGTGTGGTCTTCATGCAGATGGTAGTAAAGTAGAAGGATTCAAGAGCTTCGTTGTTGCAGAATTTACGGCAATCAGTCTACAGAAAGACAATGATGCTTTTGTAATTTATGATGAAACTTCTGGTACTTACGTTGATTCAAATGTGGTTCCAGATCTTTATAAAAATACAAGAGCCAGGTATAAGCCAGATTTTGAAAATTATCATGTTAAACTTTCTAACGATGCCTTTGCCCAGCTAGTATCAGTATTTTCAATTGGTTATGCGGCCCAGATTATTGCCGAAAGTGGCGGGGACTATTCAATAACCAATTCAAACTCTAATTTTGGCGCAAAGTCCTTTATTGCATCTGGCTTTAAATCGGATGCATTTGATCAGGACGACCATGGTTTTATTGTTGGTATTGTTCCACCAGAAAATATTTTAAACTCAACAATAAACGTCGAATTCCCCCAGATAGACGTTGGTGTGACAACAACTGCCGCAGCCGGTGCCGCAACTACAACGAGACTTTATCTTTATAATGAAAAGAGCCTAGAAAATCCACCGAAACATTTTATTAATGGTTATAAAATTGGTGCCAAAATTGATGAAAAACTGTTTATCAATTATCCATCAAACGTTTCCTCTAATGTTGTAATTCCTGGAACCACCTCATCATACGAAAAAACATCAACTGTTCAGAGACAAAACAATAATACCCAAAATGCCATTACAAATGGAGTCATTTCCCTGACTAGTGCCCATGCTTTTTCTGCCGGAGAAAAGGTCAGGGTTTTCTCTGATAATGCCCATTTACCCGATGGGATTGGACCAAATATTGTATATTATGTTATTGATTCAACAATCGATAATACCCTGACTTCTAGTCAAATAAAACTCGCCGCAACATTTAATAATTTTTTAAATAATGTTGCAGTTCTTCCCAATAGAAAAGGCGGGATCCTTGAGATTTCAAGTAAGGTTTACGACAAGATTCCAAATGAGCCAGGGCATCCCATCCAGTGGGATAGTAATCTAAACAACTGGTATGTCACGGTAAATTCTGTTGACAATGGAATTTATTCTACAATACGAAATACAAATCGAATTGTAACCGGAAAAACCTACATCACAAGAACCCCGGACAATAGAACCGAAGATGATAAAATCTATAAGCTGGTTTATTGTATCCCAAGAAATACAACCACTGCGGCCAGACCTCCGGTGGATGGTTTTGTTATTCAAGAAAGTGGAGATTCTTCCCTTTCTGGTTCTGAATTTTCTAGGTACTTTGGTGGGGTTGATTTAGATTCAGATACCGAACTAAGAAATCCGAAATTTATTTCTAACGCGGCATGGGCCTCTAATGAAGTCACTTTTACAACAGAACTTGATCATAAACTAAAGGTAAACGATCAGGTCGAAATTAATAATATTCTGCCCGTTGCATATAATGGTAGCTACACTGTAACTAGAATTCCTTCTTCAAGAAGTTTTGTCGTTACCCTGACCTCTGATCCTGGGACCTTTGCAAATAATACAACAGTAAGAAATTCTTCACTGCCTTTTGTAAAGAGAAAGAACACTAACAATATTTTCAAAATTTATAAGTCTAAAGAACTTAAAAAATTCATTAGAAATAAACAGGATGGTCTTTATGAACTATATGTTCTGCACAGTTCAGTAAAACCAACCATTGCTCCTTTTACGGGTTATAGTTTTTCACAACCAGTTAAAAATCTATATCCAAGACTAGAAAGAGACAATTTTAATTCAGATCCACAACCCTCCCAGTGCTTTGCGGATCATAATCTAATCGGAAATGTTTTTGTTGATGACAACAAAAATTCGATTACAAGAGAATCCTTTAATAAACTATCCTCTGATTTTGCGCCCGGTATTGGGATCACGGCAATTGTTTCTAATCAGGCCGGAACTGCTCATACACTTTATACGACAACTGATCATGGTCTTTCGGCCATTACATCAGTTTCTGTTGTTGGGGCCGGGGTCTCTTATATCACCGGGACTTATTATGGAGTTGGAGTAACAACTACTTCAGGCGGGAATGCAGCCTCATTCAAGGTAGTTGTTGATGTTAATGGAGAAATTTCATCTGCTGATATAATGTCTGGTGGCAGCAATTATAAAGTAAACGACGTTTTAATTGTTTCTTCAGGTATTGCGACCACTACAGGTTTTTCTGCTGCAACTCTTTCTGTTACTGGAATTACAACTGATACCAAAAAATCTATTTCACTTTATGGTTCTGATAATTATTCTGATACCTTCACAATACAATCAATTCCGTCTTCAAATAGAATAAATGTTACCTCCGAGGCTGCCGTTTCTGGGGCATCAACGATTATTGTAAGTGGCGATTATTTTGCAACAATTAATGGAAGAGTTCTCGATATTTCGTCTTTGACCTACAATAATGTCACCGGAATTTCTACTGTAACGACTACTGGTTCTCATGGTCTAAATGCCAATACAAAAGTAAGAATCGCCGGGTTTACCAGTAGTTTTTATAACAAAGATGTTGTTGTAACATCGGTAAACTCCTTAAACCAAATCGAGGTTTATTCTGGAATTTCCACCACGTCTCTTTCGACGGCCGGTTCTGGTAAAATTATTCCCTTGGGTGTTCAGTCTATAATAGGCAACTCAAGAGCCTCTTATTATTACTCTGGGATTACAACCACTACTGGAACCATTCTTAATCAGGGCGACCCAGACTCTACCCTTTTTGACATCACAAATGCCGCGACAACTGGTCTGGTTCAGGGTGATTATATTGAGGTGAATGGAGAAGTACTAAGAATCAAGTCACCGATTACTACTGATTTAGTAGGCGTTTATAGGGCTCAATTTGGAACGGATCGAAAGACCCATCCCGTCAATTCTGTTGTCAAAAAAATAGAAGTGATTCCTGTAGAATTAAGAAGGACTTCTATTATTCGTTCATCTGGCGGGACCTTTGAATATGTCGGATTTGGTGCGGGTAATTACTCGACTTCTTTACCAGAAAATCAGGACAGAAATATTGAGGATGTTGAAAAACTTCTTTCCCAGGCAACTAAGTCTTCTGGTGGCGTCATTAATTATTCCGGTATGGATGAAAATGGTGATTTTTATTCTGGAAATAAAAAACTAGTTTCATCAACCGGTATTCAAAAAATTTATGATCTCCCGGCTCCTTCTGTTGCGGGTGAATCCGAATCCGAAGAACTGATTAACCTAATCGAGGCCGAACAACTTCTTGTTTCAGAATCATTAAGGGTTGATGGTGGAGAAAATAATGAAAATATCTCAGTATTCAACAGTCCTGTTGTATTGAATAATAAACTAATTTCTTATTCAGACGAGGGCCTTGAGGCAATATCCGTATCCCTAAAAGGCGATTCTGGTCTTTCTAGAAAATACACTGTTTCTGATGTCATCCCGACTATTTCTGGTAATTATGGTGACGTTATTTTTAGGGCAACTCCTTCTGATGGTCAAAATATTGGCTGGGTATATACGACTAATGATACGTGGAGAACCTGGGGTTATGTTGGTGATCTAGGAACCCAGGTTGCATTATATTCTGGAACTGAAACTGGACCAAATACACTTGAAGGTATCGTAGACAAGATTAAATTTGTTGGGGATCCTGATGGTTTTGGTATTGATGTTGATATTGATGTTGATGCGATTTCAGGATTTGCTACTGTTATTCTAAGAAATCCATTAGATTCAATTAATTTCGGAACTTCTCTAGGTAGAAATACTCCTACTTTTGGTTCTAGAAGTGTTGGTTCAAGAAACGTTTATTATGAGACATTAAATTCAACAAATGTCGATTATGCTGTTGGTGTATCGACCAATACTTTATGGCATTCTGTCCCACAAAATACTAATGCGTTCTCGTTCAAATGGTTTGGCGGTGAAACTGAGATCATGTCTCTTACTGGAGACGGGCAATTATCAATTGCCGGTGGAATTATTGCGACCATAAATGGTGATGTTGAGGGTAATGCAACCACTGCAACCACGGCAACTGATCTTTCTAGATCAGTAATTGCCGGGGCTGGTCTAACTGGTGGTGGCCAATTGAATAATAATAGAACAATAAATGTTGTTGGGGCTGCTAATGGTGGTATTCAGGTAAATGAAGATTCTATTCAGGTTGATTCTACTGTAGTAAGAACAACTGGAAATCAGACTATTAGTGGAAGCAAAACATTTAGTAATCCTATTATAGGAAACCTCACCGGAACGGCCACAACCGCAACCACGGCAACTAATCTTTCTAGAACATTAACTGCCGGAAATGGTTTAACAGGTGGTGGTCAACTAAATGCAGATAGAACAATAAATGTTGGTGTGACCACTAATGGAGGTATTCAAGTAAATGAAGATTCTATTCAGGTTGATTCTACTGTAGTAAGAACAACTGGAAATCAGACTATTGGTGGAGTTAAAACATATACTAATGAAAATACCTTTAGTTCCAATGTAAACCTAGAAGGAACTAATAAATTAGGAGAGGGGAATTATGTAGCCAATAACAATTCCAATAATATAATTTTCAATACTACTAGATTTATTAGTAGAGAAGGTAACATTGTATTAAATAATAGCCAAATACTGAATAGAAGTTGGCTATTTGGAATTAATTCAAGTGGAAATCTAGAATTTTCTAATAACCCAACTGGATCCGAGCCAGAAAATTGGACCAGACGAGTAACTTTCGCATCAAATGGTGACTTGGTTGTTCCTGGAGTCTTTAACAATACTGGTAGTGGTTCTAATGTTGTGGTCAATGCAAATGGTGTTTTACAGAGACAGAGTTCTTCTATAAAATATAAAGAAGACGTAGAGGATGCTGATGTAAATATCAGTAAAAATACCGTCTATAATACAAGACCAGTCAAATATAAATCCAAAAAGAAAGAAAATGATTTAGACTGGTCTTATTGGGGTTTTATAGCAGAAGAAGTTGCCGAAATTGATCCTAGATTAGTCATCTGGAAAACAACCGAAACCATAAAAGATGAAGAAACTGGGGAATATATCCAACAAGATTTGGAAACAGCAGAACCAGAGAGTATCGATTATGCGAGATACGTTGTCCACCTTGTTAACGTCATTAAAGATCATAAATGTGAAATTGATGAGCTAAAAGAGCGAATTATTAAATTAGAAAATAAAAATAACTAAATAGTAAAGAAAGATCGGTGGAGAGTGAAACCGAATGGGCATAAATAAAAATTTTGTCGTAAAAAATGGCCTAGAAGTTGCTGACGACTTAATTTTTGCTGATGGTACTACTGAAAAAGTAGGTATTGGAACTACTTCACCGGAATATTCTTTAGATGTGCGGAGGGACGTTGCCTTAAGTGGCGAACTTTATGTCCCCACGGTAAATTCTAATCTTGGAACTTTTACAGGAACTCTATCGGCGGCGTTTCCTACTTTTGTAGTAGGTATAAATACTGCTCTATACCATGTTAACGATCTACTTGATGACGGGGCCTTTATTGGTCTACTACCAAATAACACAAGAGTAGTTAATATTGGTATTACAAGTGTTCAAATTTCTAGACCACATGGCCAATTAGTCGGATCCGCAACGACTAGTTTTAACATAATCAGGCGAGTAACTCCTGGTGAAAATGGTCAGGTACTAGTATCCAGAGGAAAGGATCAATCTCCAATTTGGGATGATTCTGAGCCAAAGGTAGAAGAAACCAACTCATCCCAGGTTCACTATCCAACTTTTGTAGATGGCACCGGAAGAAAGCCTCTAAAAATAACGAGTGATGAACTATCCTTTATTCCTTCGTCCGGTAGATTTGGTTTAGGGACAACCAATCCACAGGCAAAATTAGATGTTGATGGTGATGTAAAGGTTTCAGAAGAATTAGACGTAACCGGGGCAACTACCTTAGGTTCAACATTAGATGTTGATGGATATGTAAATTTAGGTGAAGATCTTAATGTTGTTGGTGTAACCACTTTAGGATCAACCCTGGACGTTTCTGGAGCGGTTGATTTTTCTTCTACTTTAGATGTTTCTGGAGCAGTTGACTTCAGTTCTACTTTAGACGTTGATGGTGAAACAACTCTTGGCTCAACATTAGACGTTGATGGAGACGTAAATTTAGGTGAAGATCTTAATGTTGTTGGAATTACAACTCTAGGGTCAACCCTTGATGTAGTTGGTGCTGTTGACTTCAATTCTACATTAAATGTTGATGGGGCCGTTGATTTTAATTCGACTCTAAAAGTTGATGGAGACGTAAATTTAAATGAAGACCTTAATGTTGTTGGCATTACAACCCTAAGATCGACCCTAGACGTAATTGGAGATGTTGAATTTGATTCTAAGTTAGATGTATCCGGGGCGGTTGATTTTGATTCAACGTTAAATGTTGATGGTAAAACAACTCTTGGCTCAACATTAGATGTTAATAGAGACGTAAATTTAGGCGAAGATCTCAATGTTGTTGGAATTACAACCCTAAGATCAACCCTAGACGTAATCGGGGTGGTTGAGTTTTCTTCGACTCTAGATGTTTCTGGTGATGTAGATTTTGGATCGGACCTAGATGTTGATGGTGATACTACTTCTGCAAGATATTTTGGTGATGGTGTAAATCTTGTAGGCATTGTAACCAATTTAATTCCTGGAATTGGAATCGGTTTAGTACCGAATCAAACTCCTGGTAATAAAGGTCAAGTAACAATTCAGTCTTATAGACCAGTAGGGAAAACAATTTATGTTTCTCAGACTGGTAATGATAACAATACTGGACTTGCCGAAAATCATACAAAAAGAACTATTAAGGCTGCGGCTACTGCGGCCATTTTTGGTGATACAATTAAGGTATTCCCTGGGGTATATGTAGAAGAAAATCCTATTGTATTAAAAAGAACAGTTTCAGTAGAGGGTACTGAATTGAGAAACTGTGTAGTTACTCCGAAATATCCATATCTAGATCTCTTCCATGTTAATAATGGCTGTCACCTCACTGATCTAAGTTACATTGGTCCATCAATGACGGACGGGGCTGCTGTTGTGGCCCTTCAACCATTACTTGGAACCTCGGTTGATAGATTCTTTGATGCTGCAAGACTAATAAGAACGAATCTTGATTACATTGCAAATGAAACAGTCGGATTTTTAACTAGTGGCTTTAGCGGATTTGCTGGTGATCATAAAGAACAAGACGCGGCCAGATTAATAGATCTAAACCTTGATTATATTGCCGCCGAAACAGTAGGATTTTTAACCACTGCATCACCAACCGGTTATGGATTTACTCTTTCTAGCGGGGATTATACGAATTGTAAAGAAGACGTCGTAAGTGTTTTCTCGGCAGTTTCTTATGACCTAAAGGCAAATAGTAATAAAAAATCAGTAGGAGCAGCCCTTTCTTACTTCAATAGTTCAGGTGGACTTATTCATATCACGGGTATTTCCACCCAACAGGCAACAATTGCCGCATTTGATTATGCAGTGGGAATTGCTAAATCAGTAATTAATAATGTTACCCCACCAATTTCTTATCAATCTGGTATTGGAAGTATTTCTCAGGTTATTGACCCATCCGTTATTCAGGTCGCTGGTGGATGTGTTGGTGTCGGAACAACTATTGCCCAACTAGTCGGAATTGTTACATCCGCAATTGGGGCCGGAAATACATCTGGGCTTCCTGCAATCCGATTTGGTGTGACTCTTGAAAGCCAGGATTGTGCGGATGATATTAAGGATATTTGGAAATGCATTATTCATGATATAACAAGAGGTGGTAATTCAAGATGTGTTGATGCTGGTAAGGCCTATTATGATAAAGACTGGAATTTAATTCCACAGATTCTGAAAAACCCAGGAGAAGTTGATCAAACAGTTGCCTCGGTTGATTATTCACTTAATGTAGCAAGAGCCGTTGTCAACAACTCAACCTGGGGTGGCTATCCAGATAGCCTGCCAATAAATGTTACTGGGGCCGTTTATGGTAATGTAAGTGGAATTGCCACCATAACCGCAACCAATCATGGATTATCCACTAATGACGCGGTTAAAATTGTTGGTTTAGAATTTTCTTGTCCTTCAGGTCCCCAAACTATTCTGTATCCTTCCGGTGCATTTGGATATATTTTCAATGTCCTTAAAAAAGTAAATAATAATTCTTTTGAGGTTGTTGTTGGTCAATCTACTCTTCCTCACACATATGTTACGGGCGGGACGGTTCAGAAATATGAAAGTTTTGCCCACGATACTTATCAGGTAAAGGACCTAGCCATACAAAAAGACCCCCTAACCGGATTTAATAATGCAATCAATGGATGCTCAAACGTTATTTCCGCGATGCATTCATGTGTTGGTGTTGTTACCAGCATTGTTGGACTAGGATCAGAAGCCTTCTCTACTGTGGGTATTAAAACAACTTACCCTGGAAATTCTGGAATCGGATTCACCTCAATTGTTGGAATTACTTCTGCAGTTTATGATGAAAAAACCGGTCGAACTACAATACTTGCTCCTGGTGTAAACGTTCTAGAAGGCGAGCACATTGAGTTAAGGGACCTAGAATTTAGCTGCAATTCTGGTGGGGGAATATCAACTCAAAAATTCCCATCAGGTAAGTATGGTTATGACTTCTTTATTGATAAAGTAAATATTGATGGATCATTTGATGTTTATGTTGGTCCATCGACTCTTCCTCACACTTATGAGGGTAGTGGAATCATTGTTGATAGAACTGTTGCTGTAACCACGGCCATCTATAACAATGCAACCGGCATAACAACAATCAGGGCAGAGGGTCTAGAAATTGAAACAGGCGATCTGGTTAAAATTCGTGGCCTACAATTCTCTTGTCCAAGTGGCAGCGGGACAACGACCATTTATCCAACCGGAAACAACGGATTTGAATTTAGAGTATTAGACATTGTTGTTGATAAACCATTTGGTATTACGACTGCTGTTTATAATAATACAACCGGTATAACAACAATAACCGCTCCTGGAATAGGTGTTTCATTCAATGATCTAGTCGAACTAAGAAACCTAGAATTTTCATGTACCAGTGGTGCGGCAACTACTACTTTATATCCAACCGGAAATAATGGCTATAAGTTTAGAGTATTAAGTTCTATTGGTTCTACCTTTACTGTAAATGTAGGCCCGTCAACTATTGCTCATACTTATGTTTCTGGTGGTGTTGCGATTGATAGAACTCTTACTTCTAACGACGAATTCACCATTAATGTTGGTGTATCAACAATACCACACAATTACGTCTCGGGTGGTATTGTTATTCCCCCATTTTCAAGAGGTGTCGGTCCAATTACACAGGGTCCTTATGTAAGGAACTGTACTAATTTTATACCAAATTCTATTGGTATGAAAGTCGATGGTTTTGATGCCGAACCTGGCGACAAAGACGATATTGGTGTAACAGGAACCATGAGCGTCGATTCTTACACTCAATACAATCAAGGGGGTATTGGTGTCTCGATTACAAATGGGGCCTATTCCCAGCTAGTGTCTATCTTTACTATCTGTGACGATATTGCAATATTTACGGGTTCAGGTGGTCAGTGTGACATTACCAACTCTAACTCTTCTTTTGGTAATCTTGGTCTTGTTTCTGACGGGGTTGGTGACATAAACACCAAGTCCATCTATAGATATACTGGTATCGCAAATACGGCCCTTTCCGAGCAGAATATCATTGAGGTTTCTGGTATAGGAGCCCTTAGACCTTATGATGGCCAGGCACTGTATTTTGGTGAGTTATTTTATGAGGTAAGGGGAGTAACAATAGTCAATGGTGGTTCTGGTTATACTCAGCCACCAAGAGTTACCATTGATTTCCCAGCCGGACCAAATGGTATTAGGGCCGAGGCAACATCGGCTATTGATTCTTCTGGAAGAGTTTCTTCTATTGATATTATCAGTAATGGTAGCCAGTATAAAATTTCTGACAGACCAACTATTACTATAGATCCTCCGACCAATTCTGGAACAACCGCCACTGCAAAACTTGAATTTTATCCTCTTTATTACACCATTGAATCTGCAACATTACCAAGTGCCGGTATTTCTACTATTACATTAAACACTAATTTAAACAATAATGTAAGTCTTGGGACGATAGTTTATTTTAATCGTATAAGTCTACAAATTGTTTCTTCTCATTCATTTGAATGGGTCGGTTCTGGTAATGATATAAATAAAGCAAAGCCCGCTCTTGGTGGTGTTGTTAAAACAGAAAATGAGGTGGTTAAGTTAAATGGTGGTGAGGTGTTTTATACAAGCACCGACCAGGCAGGTAACTTTAAAATTGGTGATGATTTGACTATTAATCAGTTAACCGGAACAGTTACGGGCCGGGCATTTAACCAGAGTATTTTAAATAACGTAACACCACTAATCATCGCCCTAGGACGTTAAAATTATGGCCGCAGTAGCACTTAACAAATTTAGAACAATTCGATCAAATGTCGGTATTGCCGAAACAACCATTTATACTTGTCCAGTAGGTGTTGCGGCAATTGTTATCTTGGCCCAGGTAACAAATGTGACCTCGGATACAACCTCACAAGTAACCGCAATTCATTCAAGGCCCGGAGAAAGCCCCGCTGACTTTAAATTTTCCAATGGGTCATTTGTTCCACCTAATGATAGCATTAATTTGGTTCCTGATGGTAGGTTGGCCTTAGAAACCAATGATTTTATAAAAATTAGTGCATCTGGTGATAATCAATTAAATATTGTATTAAGCATTCTAGAAACAGCAAAACAATAAACTATGTCTAAATTAGTCTCTGGGCGCGTAAAGAAACTTCCTCAATCTGGAATTACTTCGGATAGGTATGAATTTTTAGGATTAGATCAGGCGGAACCTGATCTGGGTGATCCTGTTGTTGGACCTTCTTCTATTGGGGTAAACCCATATACAGGTAATATTTCAGAAACTTATGTTTTAATTTCTGATAGTCAAGGTGATGGAAATCGTTATTGGGCTCCCCAACCAAATGTTATTTCTGGGGGTATTGTAAATCCAGGTTCTATTACGGTCAGAGATTCTGGTGTTATTGTTGGTTCGGTTAATCAAATAACCGATATAAATTTTGTAGGTAGTGGTGTAACAGTAACAAGTCCAGCCTCATGGGTAGGTTCTGGTTCAAGTTCTGTTGATATTACTGTTGCAGTTATTGATGTTGAGGTTCCTTCTGGTAAAACTGGATCAATTGGTTATAGAGACGGTAATTCTTTACTGCAAGGTGCTGATGATTTTATTTATAACCCAGTAAATAAAAATGTAGGTATAGGAAGCACAACACCAAAAGTAAAATTAGACGTATTGGGTGATGCAAACATTAGTGGCATTCTTACTGTTAATCAGCTAAAAGCCGATTCTGCCGAAATCACTAATTCATTAAAAGTCGGTAATTTTGAGATTGTTGATAACACTACTTTTATTAGAATTATTTCTGGTAGTGTGGGTGTTGGAACTACTAATCCAATTGCAACTCTAGATGTAAGGGGAACTGTTAACGTAAGTGGGGCCGCAACTTTTGCCAACATAACTGCCCAGGACGTTAATTTAGATGATCTTACTGCAAATAGAATAACTACCGGTTATATATTCTCAACAAGCGGGTTTATTGGAATTTTAACATCAAATACTATAAACAGTGGCAATTTAATTTCCACTAGTATCAGTGCAACAAATTCAAGTATAACTAATCTCACTAGTGTTGCGGCAACTGTAACCAATTTTATAGGAACCTCGGTTACTGTAACGGGTAATCTACAAGTAAACAATAATACATTATTTGCAAATTCTTCCACAACAAATGTTGGTTTTGGAACAACTAATCCAGTACAAAAAGTACAAGTAGGACCATCAACTAATCCAGTAGTAATTACAGATTCTAGCAGAATTGGGATCGGCACAACAAATCCAGATTACAATCTGGATGTCAGGGGTAATGTTGGATTTAGTAGTTTTATATTCATCAATGGCTCTAGTGGTCTTGCTAATCAGGTTTTAGTTTCTGGTGGAACTGGTCTACCTTTTTGGGGGGCTCCAGAAAACATAACTGTTGGTGCCGCAGTATCTGTTAGTATCGCAAGTACTCAACAGAATGATATTTTTTATCCGACTTTTACAAGACAAACAGTAAATAATGCAATAATCAGAGTAGATAGCACTGGATTGGTATTTAATCCCGCATTAAATTATCTTGGAATCGGAACAACTGCTCCTACTTCAAATCTGGATGTTGTTGGTGATATTAAAACCAATTCATTATCAATCGGTATTGGGACAACCGTTGTCAATGCGTCTTCTAATGTAGTCTCAACGGCAACAACCGCGACTGCAGTATTAAGTTCCTTAAACACCGGGGTTTTTAGAAGCGCCAGATACAATGTACAAATTACATGTAATGGTCAATTAGTTGCAAATAATAGTTCGGCCTCTGTTTCTAATTTACAAGGTGGTTCTAATTATCTGTTCGGGATTTATCCTAATGTCTTATTAACAACGTCTTCAGGTAGTGGTTCTGATGCCAGGGCCGATATACAAGTAACTCCCGAAAAAGTTCTTCCGATTGATTCTATTTCTTCTGGATCCTTTAATGTTCAAGATACTATTGGGGTAAATGTAAACGCCCCGGTCAGTTTTAATCGTTTAATCCCAGCAACTCCTAGAGAAAATTCAAGAGTTACTTCCATAACTGTTGTAAATAGCGGGGCCGGTTATACTGCACTACCATCAATTCAGATAGCCGCCCCAACAAATAACCCACCCATTTTAGGGGTAACCGGTTCTGGAACTACTGCAACTGCAGTAGTTGATTCACTTTTTGTTTCTGATGTTTCTATCACCACCCCCGGAATTCATACTACTATTCCTACTGTTTCATTTAAGACCCCAGTTGGTGCCGGGGCATCTGCAACTGGTCTTGTTGGAGTTGGTGTTTCTAGAGTAACTGTTACCAATTCTGGTTTTGGTTATAACATTTTTCCAACCGTCAATGCGGAAAGTCTAGAGGCTCCTTTAGAATTTGCAAGTCTCGGAATTTCTACCGTATTTCTTACAAATTTTTATGTACAAAATACTGGTCTAGGTTATACCTCTAGTAATTTCCCAATATTAACAATAGGTTCTCCTGAAGTTGGTGTAAATACCGCAACTGCAGTCGTAAATAGTCTAGGTGTTTCTATTCATTTCACAATAACCCCTGGTCTAGGTTACACGACACCACCTACATTGACCGCAAGTTCACCAAACGTTGGTGTCAATACGGCGACCCTAACTGCAACACTAGGCATAAGTTCAATTACTATAACTTCTCCTGGCGCTGGTTACACTTCCTCTTCTCAAATACAAATTTCTTCTTCACCAACCGTTACTGGATTTGCCGCGACTGTTGGTTTAGGTGTAACACTAACCGATGCAATAATTTCTGGTGGTGTCAATTATGCTACTCTACCTACTGTAACATTTAGTGCCCCGAACGTTAGTTCTGGAACTACTGCAACTGGCGGCTTCACCCAACTACAGGGTGATACTGGAGTTCTAGGCGGGTTTCAAATTACCAATCCTGGTTCTGGTTATTTTAGTATCCCCACAGTTACTGTATCAGGCGGTGGCGGAACCGGTGCAGGGGTTACCATAACCACCATGAGAGTTGCCAATGTTGTAATCAATAATACTGGATTTGGTGTAACTGTTGTTCCTTCAATTTCTATAATTTCTCCGGTTGGCGGTGGGGTGGCCGGTATTGCCTCTATGGGTATAGGTAGAGTCAATGTTGTGGGTTTTGGTTCTGGATACAATTTACCACCAACGGTCACTGTAACCCTGGTTGGCTCATCGGGTGCCGGTGCATCGGTTGTGGCGGGTCTAGGAGTGACCTCATCGAATATTACGATTACTAACCCAGGATACGGCTATTCCTCAATCCCAACCGTTACTGTCTCTAGTCCAACTCCCGTTTCAATTGCTTCTTCAATCATTGCTGGGGTTGGTATAACCGGAATTGTTGTAAATAATTCTGGAATCGGATATAGCGGCTCCACTCCGACTATTAATATAACCTCTCGGGGAAATAATTTTGGTAGCGGGGCCGTTGCAATTGCGTCTAGTCTAATAGTAACCAATGTTTATATTACAAATCCTGGTTCTGGATATACCGCCTCTGATCTGGCTTCTTTGCCAATCGCCACCTTTAGTCCGACTGGTACGGCTGCTACTGTTGGTTTTGGTGTTAGTACTATTCTTTTGACAAATCTTGGTGTTGGTTATACGAGTGCTGTTGCTGCGGCAGTCTCATTCAGTGCCCCAAATATTTCTACCGGAACTACGGCAACCGCAACTGCCTCTTTAGGCTTCCCAGGTATTCTCCCTGGACCGGGAGTCAACACAACAGGACAGACCAGAATTTATTATGTTGCTTCTGTTTCTCCAAATAGTATTGGAATATCAACCGGAGTCGGAATTGGAACCCTTACTGCAATTGATGTTGGAGACGACGTTTTTACTTCAGAACCCCCTATTGCAAGTATTGGCGGTACAGTTACCAATGTTCTTGTGGTTTCTCCGGGTTCTGGATATACCTCAACAAGCGTCTTGACCGCATCTTCTTTTGATGGGGCCAATACTGGAACCGGATTCTCCTTTAGGTCATCAACGGTTGTAAATAATTACCAATTCTCCGATGTAATGATTCTCCAATCGGTCGGAAGTGCCTCGACTTCTTGTGACTTTATGGAATATGGAACTATTGCAAATGATGATATTATTGGCTCATTTAATGCCGACATAAGTGGCCCTAATGCCAGATTATTATTTACTCCTACTTATAGAAATAATATCATAAAAATCTCTTCACAATCCATAACTAATTGATATGTCAGTTTTTAGGGTAGGAAATAAATCAACTACATCTAGATTTCAACCAAATAGTGGTTCACCCGTAAGGGGCTCGGTTAAAAATATTGTAAATTCTAATTTACAATTAGATTTCCCAAAGGTACTACCCTCACTAGACTTAGACTTTGTTAATTCTAATGTTCTAGATCAGAGAGTCGATTTTACAAGGGCTTCTGGTGGGTCTTATGTTGGTCCAGATGGTCTTATTAAGTATGTGGGAATCAATCAACCTCGCTTTGATTATGATCCAGAAACTGGGGAATGCTTAGGATTGTTGATGGAAGAAGCAAGAACTAATTTAATTAATCAAAGTGAAAATTTTAACACCTGGACTCTCCATAGTGATACTGATGAACCCCCAACAATAACCAGAAAATTATCCGATGTTAAATCACCCGATGGGGCGAGTAATTATTTTTTATGTACTTATGGGCGAACGGATTTGCGTCGAAGTTTTACTGGAGGTTTTGGTAGAACATATACTGCAAGTTGTTTTTTTAAACAGCCATTTGATGGAAATGCTTCCGATCTGGCCGCATTTGAAATACACATTACTGGAGGAGGTACTACTGTTGCTGTTGGTAAAGTAATCTACAGGTTTTCTACCAATAGAATTATTCGCTCAGACAGATTTGGTATAGGCGTTCCGCCAATAAGAACCGGCTTTAAAAAGTATGCTGATGGCTCAGTAAGGCTTTGGTTAACCATGACTGATAATGGGTCTGGGCAGGCAGTATTTTTTCTTAATTTAAGGGTCGAAGGTTTTTTTCAAAATATAGGCAAATCAATTTTAACCTGGGGAGCCCAAATAGAAGAAGGAAACTTTCCAACGTCTTATATTCCAACCAGAGGCTCTGCCAGAACCAGGGCCGCCGATAATTTTCAAATAATTGGCAAGAATTTTGATAGCTGGTTTAGGAAAGATGAGGGGACAATATTTGTTGCACATAAGGCCCTGACACAATTAAATTTTAGAGGTTCTTCGGTAAACTCTATAATATACAGCATAGATCCAGGTACTAATACTTTAGGTATTTTTTATAATACTCATTCGGATAACAATGATATATTCTTTTTTGGTTCATTGGGTGGTTCTATAATTAGATTTGAGCAACCCCAGCCATCAAGAAGAAAAGCAATTTTTTCTTATAATGGTCCAAAAGAACAATATCAACCATATGTTGATGGGGTAAAAATCACCACAGTAACAGATAAAAATCCATATATAGAATTACCTTATGATAGATTAATTTTGGCCAGACCAGGAGAAAAATTCAATGGCCATTATCAAAGATTTACGTACTATCCTAAGTCCTTACCTGATTCTCAATTACAATTTTTAACACTATGACTTATACTGATTACTTTCTAAAATTCGCCTCTAAACAACAAGCCCTCCAAGTTTTTTCCACAATTTCAGATCATATTAGTCTAGAAAATGAAATAATCGATCAAACCGAACATTTTGCCATTGATGAAGTTGGTATTCTCTATGAAGACGATGCGGTTTATGATGATTATGGTAATCTAATTACTCCACCTACTAAAATTGATGGGTATCATTATAATTATAGAACTCTTTATGGTAACAAACCAGAGATTCCTCTCCCGGTTGAATTAGAACCTTATTTGGTACACCCAGAACCACCACAAAGAACATTCTTTTGAACTACTGTGAAGCTAAAGACTTCGCAGTTTCAGCATTCATAGACTCTTCTATTGAAGACGCCTCCTGCTGTTTTTGTTTAGAGTCCGATTGCGTTCCACAACCAGACAGAATATTCAATCCTTGAATTAAAATGTTTTTTGCCGCATTAGTGTCTCTGTCGTGAACTGTTCCACAAGAAGGACAAGTCCATTCCCGAACATTTAGAGGCATAGAATCCATTAAATGACTACAAAAACTACAAGTTTTACTGGAAGGATAGAACCTATCTATCACAACAAGTTCTCTTGAGTTCCATTTGCACTTATAAGTAAGCATAGAGACCAATGTTCCCCAAGAAACATCATTAATTGCTTGTGCCAATTTATGATTTTTAACCATTCCTTTTACATTCAGGTTCTCAATACAAATAACTTGGTTTTCGTTAATGAGTTGAGAAGTAATTTGATGTAAGTAGTCTAGTCTTTGGTTAGTTACTTTTTCATACTGAATTGCTAGTTTGTTTCTCCATTTTTCTCTTGTTTTGGTTTCCTTTTTCTTTTTAGAATGTTGTCTCTGAATGTATTTGATTCTCTTCAGTCTTCGCTTTAGAAATCTCTTGTTTGGGAAGACCTCACCATTAGAAGTAATTACTAAATCCTTAATTCCTAAATCTATTCCAATACAATCTTCAACTTGTGGTTTTGGTTGAATATCAAATTCTCCCTGAACCGAGGCATAATATTTCCCAGAAGGAGTTTTAGAAATTGTTACAGAATTAATTTTAATCAACTCTCCTTTATAATTTCCTTTGAATTTAAATGGTTTTTTAAATTTAGGAATAGTAACCAGATTGTTTTCCCAATCAACATCAAAATGTTGAGGCACTCTAAAGGAATACCTAGATTTTCTTTTAGACTTAAATTTAGGAAACTTTGCTAACTTTCTAAAAAATCTATCATAAGCACCATCTAAATCTTTAATAGATGCCTGAAGGGTTTGAGAATTAACTTCTTTTAACCATTCGGTTTCAGTTTCTTGTTTTAAATTTACAAGAAGTTTAGATGCGTCAATATAAGAAAGTTTATTTTTTCCTTGATGATAATTTTCATTAAATATGTTCAAAAAGTGATTATAAACCCACCGTCTACAACCAAAATGCTTTTCAAGCAGAACAACATCTTGTTGGTTATTTGGATAGATTCTAAGTTTAACTGCTTTTTGGACCAACATTTAATTTAATTGCCTAATATTATTTAGCAAATTGAATACCTTGAGATAAATAAAATATCATTAATCTAAATATTTTAAGATTTTATTCTTCTAAATAACTAATAAAACATAAAAACATGGCAAGTCTAATTGGCCCAGACCCAAATCAGTTAAGCACTAACGGGATGTTAGGGGAACTTGCATTCATGAACTCTTCTGGAATTACTGTCCAGTCAGTTCAGTCTCCAGTAGGTATTGCGAGTACAGTTGGGCCAGATAATTTCCCGACTTCTGGTACTGTTAATAATTTTACAAATCTTGCATTACAACCAAATACCGGAAATGTTATTGTTGGTTCTGGGTCTTCTTTAGGGACAACCGCAACTAATGGATTTTTATGTATCCCTACTTGTTCTGGTCCTCCTACAGGAATTCCAACCGGGATTCCACTTGGGGCAGTTCCTTTAATTTATGATACAACAAATAATAGACTTTACATGAGAACTCCAGGGGGTACTTGGAGATATTCGATAACTACTACCTGATTATGAGTGTCGATCAATTTCTTCTTTCCAGTGATACAACTGATTTAAATTATCCAGAGATTAGGCCAACTCTGGATCTAAATTTTGCAAGAACAAAAACATTAGATCCAAGAATTACTTTTACTAGAGCCAGTGGTGGATCTTATGTCGGGGCCGATGGTTTTATTAAGTATGCTGGTGTTAATGAGCCCAGATTTGACCATGATCCAGAAACGGGTGAAAGTTTAGGGTTACTTATTGAAAATAATAGGTCTAATGCGATTTTATGGAGTAGTAACTTTGAAAATTCATATTGGCTAAAACAAGAATTAACAGTTGTTCCAAATGCAACAATTGCACCTGATGGATCTATGACTGGCCAGTTCATTGCTCCAACCAGGACATTTAGCACACATGCTTTTCGTAAACCTGGAACTACTGGGTCCTTACGTTGGGTATCAATGTATGTTAAGTATGCTGGGTGGAGATACATTACAATTCTTAGTGATAATCCAGTAGGCGTCGGAGTCTATGATTTATTAACTGGTAGAGGTAATATTAGTTCATCAATTAGTATAAGACCTGCTGGTAATGGGTGGTTTCGTATTACAAGAAGAAATAACACAACTTCAAATATAGTGATCGCATTTACTGATACATTTTCTTCTAATTACAATGACCAAAATAGTGGGGCTACTCCTGGATGGCAGGGAAAACCAACTACTGGAGACGGTATATCTGGTATATATGCCTGGGGATTTCAAGAGGAAGAAAGTGGAAGTTTTTTTACTTCATATATTCCAACACAGGGTTCGGCCAGAACTAGAACTAATGATGTTGCAACAATAAGCGATAGTAATTTTAGTAGCTGGTACAATCAAAATGGTGGTACGATATTATGTGAGGCGAATGGCACTGGATCCGTTTTTGAAGACTATAAGTTTTATTGGGAATTAAATTCAAATTCTAATAATTTTAGAATTGGGTGTAATTATAATAACTCGGATTCCGCAAGATTAGAAATCATAAATAATGGAATTACACAAGCGACATTAAGAGCATTTGGAACAAGTCACACTGAAGATGGGGCAAAGTTTGCTTCTATTTTTTCAAATAAGTATTTTAGGCTATCCGTAGATGGGACCTATCCACTATCCAGTAATTCTGGTGCTCTACCTGACGTTAATAGACTACTCTTAGGGAGACCTCAATCTGGCGATTATTTAAATGGAACCATATCTCGTCTCACATATTACCCACAAATTCTTCCAGACACCCAAACCCAGGCCCTCACCCGCTAGACAATATACAACCTAAATCCAAATTTGTCAAGTGCCTTGTGACAATTTCAACATTGACATATACCCCCTTGACTTTTTTGGCATCTGCCCTAGGATCGGTTTGATGGATATGTTCTAGTATCTATTAATTATTATATAGACACTTATAAAACTGTCTATCAATCTAATAAACACCATAAATACCAACTACATTAAAAAAGTATTCAACAACCACATGACATCTATTATTCTGAGACCTCATCAAGAAGATGCCTTGATTTCCATGAATAATAATTCCATTGGAAAAATACTACTTGGAACTGGTGCTGGTAAATCAATTATTTTTATTCAGAATACAATCAAACAATTTGAGTTTGATCAACCACAAACCGTTTGTATTGTTGCACCAAGGATTCTTCTTGCATGTCAGCTGTCTCAAGAGTATGAGAAGTTTATTAGCAATGCAAAGTTTATTCACGTACACTCAGGTAGTCGTCTAAAACACTATAGGACTACGAATCCAGAAGATATTCAAGAGTGGCATAATATCCATAAGGATCACCATAAATTGATTTTTACTTCTTATAATTCCCTAAAAAAAGTAATTGAATCTGGAATCAAGGTTGACACTTATCATTTTGATGAAGGACATAATTCAGTGAAGAAAAACTTTTTTCCTCATATTGAGGATGCTGTAAGGTCTGCCAATAAAAAATACTTCTTTACGGCTACTCCTAAAAATTCCCTTATTCCTGATAAAAAACCAGGAATGAATATATCAGAAGTTTATGGTGACACTCTTTGTAGTGTTCCTATGACCCAAATGGTAGACCAGGGATTTGTTATTCCTCCACTTGTTGTAAAAAAGGAAGTGGAAAATAATGAGAATATTGATGAACGTAATTGTGATCTGATCTTGAAGGCCCTTGATGAGGAGAATGTTTCTAAGGTTCTTATTGCAGCAAAATCTACTAAATCAATTATTTCTCTCATTAGTGAAACCGATTTTTCAGAACGTCTTAAAGAGAGAGATTATAGTCTAATGCACATTACCTCACAACATGGGTGTTATATTAATGGAAAGGAAGTCAAGAGAATGGATTTCTTTAAGACCCTAAACGAATGGGGTAATGACGTGGATAAGAAATTTGTGGTACTTAATTACAGTATTCTTGGGGAAGGAATCAATGTGGTCGGACTTGATTCTGTTATTTTCCTAAGGAATATGTCTATTATTGATATGGTCCAGACTGTAGGGAGAATTATTCGTTTAGATAAAAAAGACTCTGACCGAATTGCATCAGGAGAACTGGTTGTTGGTGATTATAGGAACTATGTAAAACCTTATGGTCTTGTTGTATTGCCCATTTTTGATTCTTATTCAAAGAAGGTTTCAGAAGCAGTGGAAGAAATGATTTATAAGAGTTTTACCCTGGGTGAAACTGTTACTCAGGAGATTATAAAGTAGGGACGGTTTTTAAACTGTCCCCTATTTGCACTAGTTCTTTAAAAATCTGTTATGGTTTATTTGCCATTGAAATTTTATGATGTTCAAGATCTCAGAAAAAGCCAATCCAAATTATCTTGCGGCAATCGTTCGGCTGGATAATATTGTTCCTCATCCTAATGCGGACAGGCTTCAAATTGCCGTTGTTCAGGGAAATTCTGTTATTGTGTCCTTGGATGCAAAGGAAGGAGACGTTTATGTTTACTTTCCTTTAGAGTGCGCCATTAATAAGGAATTCCTTTCATGGAGTAATTCTTTTTCCGATAAAACAATGAACTCTGATACAGAAATAGCTGGGTTTTTCGGAAAACAGGGAAGAGTCAAAGCGGTAAAACTTCGGGGAGCACCATCTATGGGGTATGCCGTTCCCCGCAACAAACTAGAAATGTGGCTATCAGAAAAAGAAAAGAAGGCAGTTATTATTTCTGATGATCTTATTGGAAAGGAGTTTGATTCTTATAATGATATTATTATTTGTGAAAAATATGTGAATCCTGTTGCCCTTAAGAAGCAGAATAAAGAGAAAAAGAACCAAAAGAAAGTTGTTCGGGAACCAAAAGTTGTTGATTCTCAATTTCATTTTCACATAAACACGCCACAACTTAGGAAACTTATTCACAATATTTCGCCAAACGATTATATTGCAATTACCCGAAAACTTCATGGAACGTCATGGGTTGCGGCCAGACTTCTCTGTAATAAAAGGCTGACCTGGCAAGAAAAAGTACTTAAGAAGTTTGGTGTAAAAATTGTTGACACTGAATATGATTTGCTCTGGGCATCAAGAAGGGTCCTGAAAAACGGCTATCTTGAAGTAGGAAATAAAGATCACTTTTATTCTTATGATCTATGGGAAGATATTGCCAAATCAGTAGAATACGCAATTCAAGATTCTATTACTCTTTATGGCGAATCCGTGGGGTACACAAAAACTGGTAGTTTTATTCAAAATGGATATGATTATGGATGTCCTGTTGGGCAATTTAAAACCTATATTTACCGAATCACCACAACGAATCAGTCTGGTCAAGTTTATGAATTTTCTCATAATCAGGTAAAGGAATATTGTGAAAAATTTGGTCTTACAATGGTTCCTGAACTTTATTATGGAAAGGCCAAGGATCTTTATCCGGAGCTTTCTGTAAAAGAACATTGGCACGAAAATTTCCTCCAGCGTCTTATTGAAGATTATCTTGAGAAAGATTGTGATCTATGTAAATCTCAAAAGGTTCCTGATGAGGGAATTTGTCTTCGTAAGGATATTTTCGATATCGAAGTTTATAAACTCAAATCATTCAAATTCCTTGAATGGGAAACAAAACAACTAGATGACGAAAATTATTTAGATATGGAATCCCAAGATGCCTAAAGCAATCCTTCTCTGCGGTGTACCAACATCAGGAAAATCTTCCTGGGTTAAAAATCATCCAGGTTACATTGTCATTTCTTCTGATAACATAATCGAGAACTATGCGAAAAACATCGGATCAACTTATGATGGTGTCTTTGATCACTATATACAAGAGGCAATTTCTTTGATGCTTCAACAACTTAAACACGCAGTCAAGAACAATAAAAACATTATTGTCGATCAGACTCACCTGACACCCAAAGTCAGAAAAAGAAAACTCAGAATGATCTCGGATCATTATGAGAAAATTGCTGTTTATTTTGAAATCTCTAAGGAAGAAATGCTAAAGAGAAACCACAACTCGGACAGAACAAAAACTGTCCCGGTTCATGTGCTAGAGTCGATGCATGGCTCTTATAGTAGGCCATGCGTTTCGGAGGGTTTCTCCCAAGTGGCCGATGGACGGTCCTTCAACTGTCCACTAAATTGACCACTTACCCTTAAACGTGCTACAGTTCACTTGTCCAAATTACTAAAGGATGCTTTTTATGACTTATCAAATTTTCAATCGCACTGACTATGATTTCACGGCTCGCACTACATCCTCAAAGGTGCTGGCTTATGATGTGAATGTTGATCGATGGGTGCAAACCACAATGCAAGCAGTTAGGGATTACGCTGGCTACACTCGATTCTTCTTTGTTGATGATCTTGAGGCCGATGTTCCTGAAGAGGAAGTCGAGCCCACCGCCGCCGACCGCGCCCGTGAGGGAGTTAATGAGATGATCAGTTGGATTTCGCAATGGTCAGTCCGCGCACCAGCCGTTGACGCAAAACTCAACGAGTTCCGCGACCAGATTTTTGAGGCCATTGACGAACTAGAAGAAGAAGTGGACGGGTGACAATCTTCTAACTGTCACACCTTAACCCAATAAAACCATAACCTCGGCTAGACTTAAAACACTAACCGGGGTTTTCTAATGTCTTTCTGTTTCATTTCAGATATCCACTCTCAGTCTCAAAGACTGCAAAGGGCAATCGATTATGCCGAGTCTCAAAATCTTCAAATCATCTTTCTTGGAGACATTTTTGACAGCAAGATCGAATACAGCGACTCCATCGGGGTTCTGAATCTAGTGGAAAAGTCTGTAAAAAAAGGTCACGTTTGTATGCACTCTAATCACCAGGACAAGCTGGTTCGTTATCTAAAAGGAAACAATGTTTCTCAAAATAACGGTCTTGATGTCACAATCAAGGAATTTGAGGAGAACAACATCGATAAAAATGCCCTGTTTGATCTTCTTTCGTCCTTTCCTTATGGGGTGATTATGAAGGACAATAAGGGCAAAGAATACCGGATTGCCCATGCATACTTCCCGAATAGCCTAAGGACCGAATCAAAGTTTGTTTATAGGAGTGACCTTAATCGTAGGTACAGGGACGTATTCATTTACGGAAAAACCGACCGGGATAATATCCGGGTCAAGTGGTGGGAGGCCCAAAATGAAAACCAGGATTATGTAAGGGTAGCCGGTCATTATCATGCGGTTTTTATTGGAGACCAATCCATCGTTCTTGATTCTGGATGCGGTAGTGATTCTCTGGCTCCGCTGTCACTTTATAATGTAGAATCTGGTGTAATCAAGGAGTTTTGATTTTTATGAGCTATAGGGACCTAGAACCTTACCGAGACGTGTTACTTTTAAACGCTGATTACAACCCGATTTCCATCATAAAATGGCGAAGAGCCATTGTTCTTTTATTGAAGGAACGAGTCAAGTTCATTTCTAAACGAGTTATTTGCCTAAAAAATTATGTAAGGATTCCTTCTGAAAAACTCTTAAGTGTGAGGCCAACCAAAAATCTTGTTAAGAAATTTGGTAATTATCAATGCGCTTATTGTGGAATTTATGATGGCCTAACAATTGATCACGTAATTCCATTGTCTCGCGGAGGGCTTCACACTTTTGATAATCTGGTTCCAGCATGTCGAAGTTGCAATGAAGAAAAGGGTAATCGGACTCCAGAAGAATGGGGAAAGTTTCCCTACAGAACTAACTACAAACCTAAAAGTAAATTGGAGATTATTTTGAAAAAATCTAACGTTGATGAATGGAAGGATTACGTGTACTCATGAAATTCTTTCTTTACTTGCCAATTGTATCCATTTCAGTATTTCTTTCTGTAGCGACCATTTACAACATTATCCAAATTTTTAAACTATGAAGCGCTTTTTTGAAGATCCGAATGCTATTGCGTTCCTTTTGCTTATCGTTTTGGGTGTGGGGCTTTCTGTTTATTTTATACATCAAGAAAATAGCCTGTTTCGACAAAATTTCAATATGGTTCTTGAGTGTCGCAAGTCGGTAGAACTCACTCAGATGGACAAGATCTGTGGGCCAATTCCTCAACGTGGAGGTAGCAAATGACTGATGAATCAAGCAAATCATTTAGAAATGTTGCTCTCATTATAATGTTTATGATTGCAATTTCTAATGTCACTTATACTCTTGGAGAACGACGAACTGTTGTTATGTGTGTTGACAAACCGGCTCAATGTAAAATCATTTATGATTATTTAAAAATGGGAGAAAACAAATGACTGAAGACCAACTAATGGAACTCTGGGGAGACGGAAGTGATTTCGGACTTTCTCCACATGATGAACTCTTTATGAACAGCGCATTTCGTGAGGTTGCTATTAAGTTTGCGCAAAAAATTTCTGCAATTTCTTATATGGAAGGTTATACAAACGGAAGTACTGGGGCTTGGGGTGAACCATTACAATGACCTATCAAGTTTATGCATTAATTCAAGGATACACAGACAACTGCACTTATAGTGGGGAGGATTTTGATACATTAGAACTTTTTTTCAACAAAGAAGATGCCGAACTTCGCCAAACAGAATTAGAACTAAAAATTCTTGAATCTGGGCGAGAAGATTATGAGTATGTTTATGTAAATTTAGTGGATATTAACTAAAATAAATGACTATCAAACGCATTCAAGTAAAAGAAACTAAACGGTATTATGGGGACTTTGAAGGTTCTCTTGAGAGTATCATTTATTCACTTCAGGCAGATTTAGACGCTGGTTGGGAGGGCCTTGGGAGTGATTATGAATATAATGGATATGGTGGCGAGAGATATACAGTATATTATCTCTACAAGCACCGCGAGGAAAATGATAAAGAATATAAAAAACGAATGAAACTACTAGAAACAGAAAAACAGCAAAAAGAAAAGGCCAAGGCCCAAAAACTTGAAAAACTCAAGAAAGAACTTTCTTCTTTGAGTAAGGAAGAAAAAGAGCAGTTAGGACTTATTGGAGACAACAAATGATCAATAAAGAAGATTTTATTAAAATAGCACTTGAATGTCTTAGTCTTTTTCTTGTTTTAATTGGGTTTCCTGTGATGTTTTATAATATGGGCCATTTTCATGGAAAAAAAGAAGCAAAAAACAAGACAACTATTTCTTGTATGGAAAAGCCTAATGAGTGTAAAGAACTTTATAATTACATAAAACTCTCTGAAAAACTTGGGAAGGCACCATAAACTCTTTGAGCCACTCCCCAAACTGGCACACTCATAAAAAATCCTGATCACCCATCATATATAATACAAACATCCACATTGGAGGACCTAAACAAACTTGGATTTACAGCACAAATTTCTTCTTGACATCACCTCTCAAATTGAGGACATTATGATGGACGCCGATTTTGACCTCGGAACCGATTCAGTCATTTATAAAAAACTAAAAGACCTTATCGGATCAGTAGAAGATTATCAAGAATCGCTTCCATGAGATTCACCGTTACTTACAAAATCCCAAAACACAAAAAGAAACAAAAGGCAACTTTTTTTGAAATTGAAGATTCAATTAAATGGGAAGAACACGTCAAACAAAATCTAAAAGCATTCGATGTTAAAATCATTCCATCCTAGGAGGAACTTATGCCAACAGTTATCGACCAAAAAATCAGGATCACCGATGTTGAAATTATCTGCGAGGAAGATGGATTTTATGCGATAGTCACTTACTCTGATAAGAAATTTGACGAGTTCGGGCCTTATGCCACTTATCGAGAGGCCGAGTCGGCTGTTTACTAATTTAAATAAAAACAAAAGTTGGAGGGACTGCTATGGACACTCAGGTAATTGAAAAAATTGAAGAAAAAGATTCCCTTGAATACTTTTTAGACAAACTAGAAGAATATGACACTCAAGATGAGGAGTATCCAGAGTTCGATGATTATGCCAATTGAAAAACTGTCCACGAATGCAACCAAAAAAGGAAAACTATACTAGACTAAGGAGGTCTAATGAGAAGTTGTCACAGACTCTCATTGACGATCTTCTAGAAACCGGGGTTTTTAATTCTCCGGTCGAAGAGGAACTATCCCCAGAAGTCCAACGACTTCTAAAAAACATGTAAACCAAATTATAATGGAGTTAAATTATGTCCCGTGAAGAAGCCCTGATTATTATTCGATCCGGTAAAAACGGCAACCAAATCCTTGACCTTCTGGATAAGGTTTCGTCTCTCTGCACTGATGCAGACGAAGAAGTTTCTGATCTAGAGTTTGCTGAGTGACGGTCTAAAAACTGTCCACTCCGGCCCATCTCAGCAACTGAGGTGGGCTATTATTATGTCTGTTACCAATCCAACTAATGAAACGATACTCTGCGCATTCTCATACGGAATTTGAAGAATCTGATACCCTAGAAGAGGCTATTGAAATTGCCAAATCAATGTCGGCTCATTTTGGAAATTCTTACGTGATCGATAACGAAACCAACCAAGTTGTGGAGGAATTTTGATGTTGAATTTTACTATCCCCAAGCCTCTTTATGTGAAAGTAGAAGATTATAATGTAAAGAAACCAGTGGCCCTTAAAATAGCTGCAAATACCAAACCAGTTTTCCCAAAGGCCGGAATCCCAGAAAATCTGGTCCCAGAAAATATCCTTCCTAAGCAACGGCTTACAAATATTATTACAGAACTGAATAGGGATACTGATTCTTATTATAATAATAATGCTACTTTTGCAACCAACTGGCAAGAGAACACCATTATTGTAACAAAAATTGGTAATCGTTTTTGGTATGCTATTTGGTTTGATATTAGTGAAGAAGTTGTATTCAATTATTCTCTTTGTATAAGAAATCTTAAGTCCCTTAAAAGCTATAAAGACTGGATTTATTTTAAGATGTTTGGTGTACTAGAAGACGACTTTACTTCTCAGACCCATAGTAAAAAAGAATATCTTTATCTTTCCCGGAGTGTAACTCCACTTGATCTAGAGAACCATTCTTATCAAATGGTGGATTCTTTTGCTAGGAATTATAATCAACCAGAATCGGTTACTAATGCTAGATCTACTTTTGTAGAAAAACTTCAGAGATTTATTAAGGTAGATAACAAGTATTCCAATATTTTTTATTATTATAATAGGTCTTTGGCCATTGTTCTGGGTAATTGGGATCAACAATATAATTTCCATTGGGTTCCTGATATCGATTATTATTTGTCTGAAAGACAGTTTCATCCTAAACTCAAAGAAGCCGTTAATACGCCCTTCTTTAAAAAGTCAATCAACCAGGACATTTCCTTTATTGTTGAGACATTTAGAGAAGCCGATACCAGGGAAAAAGAGGCTCTTTTTCTTAAAAGAAGCGCCTCTATTAAAAACAGACTGAATGCTATTAACTACTTGCTTCATCTTTATGAAGATGAGATGACTCTTGATTATCTCCAACAGGTCTGGTCGGGGCTTGGTCCTGATCACAATGTTTCTTATTATAGTTATCACTTTAGCCAAGAAACGCTTATTTGGTTCAGGGATAATGTCCCGGTCAAGTCCTTTGTGAACATGTTTATTAATTCGGAAGACCAGATTAAGGACACTGTTAGTATGGTCTACGATATCTTGCGCCAGAAGCCCGATATTGATCTGAAATACACCGGACGTTGGAGGCCCACCGAATTTCATGATTTCATTATGTCGGAACAATGGAAGTGCAAACATAAAAATGTGCCTCTTCCCCAGGACCTATTTCCAAAACCAGTAAAGGTTGATGAAATGACGTTCCTCCAGCCCCTAGATTTACATTTTCTTACAAAATGGGGACGGGCCGCTAGGAATTGCGTAGGTAGTTCTACCTATTCGGATGGTATCTTGAAGAAGAATCATTTTATTATCCTGGCCCTTAAGGAAAATGTCCCATACTTGACTATTCAGGCCAAGGTAGAGGCCGAAAATTTTAAGGTGGTTCAAATTAAGAAACAATGTAATTCTTCTCTTAATTCACTAGAACAAGAAGATTTCTCAAAAGCGTTCAAAAAAGCCCTGGAAATTAGAACGAATGAACTGGCCGCTTAATTACAAGTACACCGAAAAATATGGCGGGAAAATGGTTATTTTTACTGTATTTCCTATTAAAAGCAAATTCGCCCTGGCCGAGATTAGTTTCTCTTTAGACGGATTTACTGGCTGGCCGTGGATCCGAATTGATTGCGGCCTCAATCAGATTTTTTCTCTTATTGTTAGTGTTTTTAAATTTACTTTTGAATTTAATTTCTTGACCAAAATTTATGAGCATGATTGAGGATCTTATTAAAAAAGTAGTAGAAGACCCTTCTGAAGAGAATAAACAAGAATATTTCTCGTTTATAAATCGAATGGAATATTCTCTTTTACTAGAATCCGAAACCTTTCCTTTTAGATCATGGGAGTATTTTGACAAACGCAAACAGGCCTTTGCATACAGGCGTGAGTGTGCTATTATGTTTTTGAATTCCTGGATTGCCGCCCACAAGACCACAGAGAATTCACCAGTCACTTATGCTGACACCCTTATTATTCCCTTTACCCAAATCAAAAGACCATGAAACCAGAACTAGTCCAAAGACTTTTTGAAATGCAGAAAAAAATTGACAAAATTATTTGTCCTCTTTATGAAGATATAGACCAAGGAATGTTTGTACCACAAGACGAAGAACCGTATTGGCGGGATACCACATGTTTTAATGATCCTGAAAAAGTCTATTCTTTTTCATTTTCTAGTGATGGAGATTATGAGGGCGATCTGCCGCCTGATTGTGCTCTTGAAATTTTGACCATTTTTGAGTCTTATAGACGATGAGAATTCGCGTAAGTTCCGACGTTCATCTTGAATTTAATGAATCTGGTCATGGGATCCCTGATTTAGGGTCCGCTGACGCATTAATATTAGGTGGTGACATCTTATGTGCCCGCCATTTCAAGACAGATGGCCCACTTAAAAAAGTTTATAAGGATTTTCTTCAAAAGTGTTCTGATAATTTTGAGCATGTTATTTATATAAAAGGAAACCATGAGCCGTGGGGTCATACTTATCAGGGCACTCATGATCTAATAAAAGAAAACCTCCCGGATAATATCCATCTACTTGAAAACGAGTACATAAAAATCAAAAGTTGGACCTTCCTTTGTTGCACGCTCTGGACGGACTTCTTTAATGAGAACCCATTAGAAATGATGGAGGCCCAGAGGTATATGCGAGATTATACAAGCATAAGAATCGGAAGTAATTATAGAAAACTAAGACCAGAAGATACTCTTGGGTTTCATAAACAATCTAAACAATTTCTTATTGAGAAGTTAGAAGAGTTTAAAAACGAAAAAATCTGGGTCTGTACTCATCATGCTCCGTCTTATCAGTCAATCCATCCAAAATACAGGGCCGAGACCATGAACGGGGCATTTGCGAGTAATTTAGATGATTTGATTTTGAATAATCCACAGATTAAATACTTTTCACATGGTCATACGCACGATAGTTTTGATTACATGATTAAAGGTTGTCGGGTTATTTGTAATCCGAGGGGTTATTATACAGGTGTAAATTCTAACGATCTAAATCCAGATTTCGATCCAAACTTTGAGATCGAGGTGGACGATTGATAAACTGTCATAAGACCATAAAACCAGAACCAAAAATCAGTTATTGTTCATCTGTTCAAACAAAGGAGATTTTTTATGAGCGAAATTAACTTCAAAAAACATAAGGTCTTCCGAGAAACCGATTCGGTTATCTTCTATGACATTTCAGTAGAAGATTCTAATGCCCAGGATCTTGTTGTTCATAATGGTGCCGCAATTTCTCCACCGGATGATAAAGTAGGGGCCAAGCAATTCTACATCCATTATCATCAGATTGACAACAATAGGGTTCTTTCAGGAAAGAGAACTTTTGAACTGGTTAACCTGTCCTGGCGATACCCTTATCACATTGTCCATCTCAACCGGTCTTCAGGAGCCCTTGTGATTCCAAAAGAAACCTTCCATAGGTCCTGGTCTTATGATGAAGGTTCCATTGTGATCAATCAGGCAATCCGGGACGAATATTTTAATCCTGAAACAGAATTTGTTCCGGTTTCTGCATCACAAAATAAGGATCTTTATAAGGTCCTGACTCAAGAAACACCCGTTATCCACACCCTAGGAGAAGATTTTTAATGGATTATGAACAGGCCTGGGAGGCCATGAACAATCTAGAAATGTGTATTTCTAAAGTTTGTTCGGCCAGGGAAATCCTAGATTGTGCTATTGATAAATCAGTTGATGGAGAAAAAGCAAAGGCCGAAACTCTGATGTTGGCTGCTGATGAGTTTCTTCAGATGTTTATTAAAGAATTTGACGAAAAATTCAAGGTCGCCTGGAAAGAGGTGATTGTTAAACAGAAAGATGACATCGATTATTTGGCGAATGATTTTCTAACAAGCAATTTCCCGAATGAAAATAAGCCAAAAACCTGGGTTCTTCCGGTAGAGGTCGATGGCCCATCCGGGGAATATGTCGTTAGTTTCCCTGATGATCTTTTAGAAGCCACAGGCCTAACCGAAGGAGACGAAATCGAATGGGTTGATAATGGCGATAGTTATTTTGTTTTTAAAAAAACCACCACTTCGGAAACTGGCACACCCACTACACCAGAATCCTCGATTACCCCTTAAACTGTTGTTAGTTACCAGATTATTATGCAACCACATCTCACACTTCAAACTGCCGCCGCGTTTGAGCGCATCTACGATTCCCTTATGGGCAGGACCTCTGATGACTTTGAGGCCCTGACTCT